ATGGACCTATACGAAATCGAAGACACCAGCGAATGGCTCGGCACGCCAACCCGGCTTGAAACCGTCAAGCATTACGCGAGCATGCTCGAAGAGGACATCCAGGACCTGAAACGTCAGTTACAGGCGGCCAAGGATAACGTCGCCAGCCTGGTCGCGATGAACGACCAGCTATCCGCAGAGCTTCAGAAGAATCGGGCATGGATGGCCAACCTTGAAGCGGAGACCACTGAGCAGCTGGCAGAAATTCAAAGCCTGTCGATGGTGCGTGACCAGAACGATAGGCTGCGCAGAGAGCTTGAAGCAGCCAGGCGCCAGTGAGTCAGTGGCTCACTTCTCTGACATAGGCCTGGCACGCTTGCAACGCGATCAGTCCCCGGTCGCCTTCGTCGGTGATGCCGATAATTCGTTGAGCATGCGCTGGGTCAAGTCGGGCGCGCGCTCCTCCATGAACCACGCCGCCGGCGCCGGTGGCGGCTGACATTGAACAGCCACCGGTTGAATCTTCGGCGAGGAGGACTGACAGCCGCAGATCAGAAGTGGCAAGGCGATCGCGCAGGCGAGCTTGGTCTTTTTGAGCATTGGTCAAAGCCTCATGGTGAGTTTGGTCGCTGGCCGCCAGGCGCTGCTCGAGCGCCAGGCGTTTGTCCTGTTCGGTGCGTTGCTGTGCCGCCGCCGCATTGCTGATTGCGGTCAGGTCAGCCTGGTGCGCGCCGGACTGCTCGGCCAACTGCTTGCCGTAGCGCCAGTCCTGCACCTTCCAGACTCCGCCGGCTGTGGCCAGCAAGAGAAGTAGGGCGCCAGCCAGCGCGACCTTCAGCGTTGCCGGACTCATGCCAGCACCGCCGTCGCCTTGCTCCAAAGCTTCAGCCGATCAGCCTGGCCATTGAGCCCGCCATTGATCCGACGCGTGATCTTTTCGAAGTCGCCGGCATCAGCCAGGGTATTCAGCCCATTGACTGCCCAGAACCATGCCGCAGACAGGCAGGCGTTCTTCGGCTGCTCCAACAGCTCTGGCTGATTGATCAGGTCGAGGGCCAGGGCTTCGCCGCACGCCGCATAGTTTGCCCGTCCGGTGATCTGGATCAGGCCGCGCCCGCGATACTTGAAGCCATCGCCCGGGACGGTGTTGCCCAAGTCCTTGCGACCTTCGTACTTGGCCTGGGCTGGAGTCGGCCCCCAGATCTCCCGGACGTAGACCAACTGGCCGGACTCATGTCCGATCTGGGCAATGAACGCGGCCACTCGTTTGGAGCCGATAATCTGGAACCGTCCCATCGCGGTATTGAGGACAGGAACAAAAACGCCGGCTTTGGCGCCGGCGTTCGGGAGGATCTGCAGCAGTTGCTGCGCGGTGATTGGCATTTACTGATCTCCAGACGAAGAAAACCCCGAACGGGTCGGGGTCTTGGTGTAGTGCTTGGCGCCGCCTATTCGGACACCAGCCCAGAACAGCCAGGCTCGCCATCGGGCGACGCCTTCCGCGCGCAATGCCCGGTACAGAATGGCGTCCGCTTCCTTGCGGCTGACCTGGCCGCCAAAATAAAGCCAGTCGTGCACGGTCGCGGCGTAGTTCCCGTAACCAGCCACCATGGCGAACAGCACAAACAGAAAGACGTTGTGCAGCACCTGGATGCTGGCGAAGTCGGTGATGAAGCCGGCCGGCACGATGATCGTGCGTTGATCCTCATCGGCCAGCACCAGGTCATCGAGCAGCTTGTAGGTGCGGCGGTCGGTCTGGTCGGTTTTCAGTGTGGTGACAAATCGGCTCATACGGGCAACTCCAGCTCAGGCAACTCCAGTAGGAAGCCCTCAACAGTCGGCTGCGTTCGCTCTCCTGCTTTTACGGCGGCCAATTGTTCATAGGCATAGGCCCAGACCAAAGATCGCCAAGCGCGAAAGGCCTTGCCGTCATTTTGGAACTTGGGCACCGCTGGCTCTTCGGCATAGCTCACAGCCGTGGCTATACTGTCGTAGCGGGCCGCAATAGCGGCTTCGTTGAGCCTGGCCTGTATCGCTTGCTCGAAAGCCGCCGTGATCTCAGCCTGAATCAACGCCTCCCTCGCCGCCTTCTCTGCCGCCGTCATGGCTACCTGTTTGCGGCTCACTAGTACGACTTGGCGCTCTGCATCCAGGGTCAGCACTTCAGCGCCCCACTTCTTATTGGTGCCGAGTTCGCCGGATACATCTTCTTCGGGCCACCATGCGCAGTCTTGGACACCCAATGTGGGGTCGGTCCAGGACAGATCCGCGAGCGATTCAGGAAGCAACCCAAAAAGGAATGCCGGGACAGGTTCGCGCGAGGCGATTCCGTTTTGCACCTTTACCATAGCTCGATCCTCACTCCACCGAAGCCACCAAAACCTTTTCCGCCTGACAAATTGGAGCCACCGCCGCCGCCCCAGTTACCACCGCGCCCAGTGAACAGCGGCGCAGGCGTTCCGAAGAAATTCACGGCTGCTCCTGCTATGCCGTAGTTCACCGGGTCCGTTATATTTCCCGGCGCGCCATTTGCCCCTACTCCACCGCCACCGCCAGAATAGTTAGTAGTAGTAGTGGAGTACTGGCCGCCGCCGCCGCCACCACCTGTACATCCGGACGATTGGCCAGTAGCTCGCCCGTTACCTCCGTTCGCGCCGTTTCCGTCAATACCGGCCGCGCCGCCTCCGCCGCCTGCGCCCGAGCTAGCGGAACCTCCGTTACCTCCCGCCCAATTATCTGCTCCACCGGAACCTACTCCCCCTACTCCCCCCGTTCCACCAGTAGGCGTTTGACCGCCCGTGGCTTGCAGGCTAATCGCCCCGAAGTTCGCAAAGGAGGCGCCGCCCGGGTCGGTGCCCGTAGACGGGTTCCCTGCTTGCCAAGCAATGGCTAGGCCGGTGACTGCGGGTAGAATTGCAGATCGTGATAAACCACCGCCGCCACCGCCGCCGCCACCAGGAGGGGATGCAGGGAGGCCGCTACCGCCACCCCCGACGACTGTGACCCGGAAAAAGCTATACCCGGCCGGCAGCAGATACGTTCCAGAGATAATGGTGCTTCCGTCGACGCCCGTGAAATCCACAATTGTTGGATTGATCACCGAGACACCGCCCCGCTTGTTTGGTAGAGCCAAAGGGTTGCCCATTGGATTACCAAGCTCGCGCGCGCCCATCACAGATTTCCCCATTGAGCGGTGAACACGATCCCGGCAGCCAGCGCCACTTGAGAACCAACATAAAGAATATCCCCGGCCTCCATACGCAGCGGGTTGTCGTTCGTGATGTTGCCGAAAGGCGTTTCAGGAATTGCCGTAGTGGCTGCCACCGTGAAAGCTGGCATTAATTCCGAGTCGATAAGTTGGAATACTGTTGGAGCCGATGCCTTTACAAGAAACAACACTAGCGATGACGCGGTGACAGTTGCCCTAGGGATAGCGGTCAGTCTTGTGAGGACGGCACCGTTAACCCCCGCCGTAGCGACAGCGACAGCGCCAGTAACAGTCGCTGTTCCTATCCCGCCGAGAGCCGCAGTAACCACAGCAGCCTGAGTCTTGTATTGCTGAACAAATGGAGCGGTAAAGGTGTTAGCCATGACGGCCTCCTTAGAATGAATAGGCTACTGCGTGTAGCAGTGCAAGATTGCCGATGGAGCCGGTGGCGCTCTCCGCAGCCGTAGCAGATGCGGCTGCGTTGTTTGCGTAAGTGACCGCTAGCGCCACCTGCTCAGCCGCAGCGCCGCCGGCGCCCGAGGCAATGGCGGCCTGCTCGGTGGCGGTTTGGGCTGAGAGCGCAGCGGCGTTCTTGTAGCCCTCGGCCGCACTGACCTGGGTGGCGACCCAGCCAAAGGAGGCGTTGAGCTCAACCACCATGACCTCTTCAGCGGTCAGCCGAACCCCGGCCTTGGCATCAAATACGGCCTCGGCATCGGTGGGCAGTGGTGCGGGTGGTAGAGGTGTAATTGTTGGCGCTGTGACTGCCATTACATGAGGCTCCTTACTTTGAGTGTGTATTCACCACGGTTGTACGTCGGCAGCCCTATGTCGAAGTCTTCGAATATCCCGACGATGACCGTGTAATCCAGCTCACTTGCGCCGACATATAGAGCCGGCGCGTCGTCGAGCGCATCCAGGGATCGCTGAGCGCTTGAGATCTGGTCGCCCCCGATGACAACCTGGAAATCAATCGACCTACGCCTGCCACGACCGGTGATCGTCATGCTTCCGTCAAACTCTTCTCTGACAGTCGAGTATTTCTTGCGTCCGAGCGATGTTCCGTACACGGCAGTCCCGATAGTTTTGGCCCAGCCAAGCACCATCATTCCTACCCGGGCGATGCCGCCCGGAGCGCTGACGATTACGCGGATATCGGCGTTGCTGAATGGCGGTAGATCGAATTCGGCCAAGTTGTCCTTGGTGACGAACTGACCGAAGTAGTACTGATACCAACTCCCCCCGGCCTTGCGAGACATCGAGAAAGTCTTGTCGTATACCGGGTCTGGTACCCCCGGCACGGTCATGATGATTCGCACCGACGAGGCATAAACCCCGACGAGACCGATCGCGTTGATTCGCTGGCCAGGCCGAATGGTCAGATCAATGCTTTCAGGGTTCGAAGTGAAGGTGCCAATCTTCCAGGTGTTGCCGATGTTCTTGTTGAACATCCTGTACTTATTGACCCATCCAAGACTCACCCATGCCGAGGGGCTTACCGCGTCAGTGACTGGATGACGATTGGTATTGGCAACCACGGCTTCGTAGTTGAGTCGATCAATCGTCACCTTGTCCCCAATCTTGTAGGCAGTCGCTGGGTTGTAGGCTGGATAGTCCATATCCGGCAATGCATTGGCGATCATCTTCGCCGGAGTTATTTCTATCCCCGGCACCACTCTCATTTCACTCATGCTGGAACCGCCTTGGTATCGACTGTGCCAATGATTTGCACGCCGGAGTTGACGAGCGTGTCGATGCCGTCCGCGACCGCTTTCAAAAGTCGCGTTGTGTAGGTGGCGTTGCTCTCAATATCCCGGCGTAGGCCTTGCACCTCAGCCGCGGTGGCACCGCGATCATTCCCCCTACCCGTGGAGCTCTGATTCGCGCTGTAGATCCGACTCGGCACAGTAACCTCCAGTTGTGGGCCCAGCTCACCTACCCCGCCACCGGTGGCGAAAGCCGGAATCTGCCCGGCGTTCATCTGATCGAGCAGCCCGGTACCGAACATACGCACCGCGTCGGCGCGCATCACGTATTCGCCATTGGAAAGGCGAGCGATGATGCTGTCGCTGGTGCCGCTGCCAGGGCCAGAGATCAGCCCGCCAGTTGCGTAGCCGGCCTTGACCTTCTCTTTATTTTCCTTGGCTGCATTGGCGATTGCCTGGGCCAGCTGGCCAAGAGTGATATCCCCCTTGGAAACCTGGCCCAGCCAATAATCCTTGCCAGCTTTATCAGCGTCGCGCCCGAGTAGCTCCGTGTAGATGGTGTCGATATAGGCGCCGTTGGTGGCGGCGGAGTTTGTCGTACCTTTCCCGCCCATACCTGCCAGTGCCGATATAACCGCCATGTTCATAGCGCTGATTGCATCCACAACGCTCTTGATAGAGCTATCAATGCCGTTGAGCGCATCCATCTGCGCCTGGGCGAAGTCAAGCTGCTGGTCGTACTGCGCCATCTGCAGGTCATAGCTGTCTTTGGCTTGCTTGATTTGATCCTCAAGCCCTTTCAGCGACTTCTCGGCAGTGGTGAGCTGCTTGCCATTGATGCCGTTCAGCTCTGCCACGACGTTAGCCGTTCGCCCCTGGTCCCGGGCGAAGTCCTCCATGGAGCCGTAGAGGTCAGTGTTGTTGCTGCTGACCGTATCCAGCGCATCGCTCAAACCGGTGAAGCCGGACAGCGACCCACCGGAACGAGCCGTGGCCAGCGCGCTTTGCAGCGTTGCTTGTGCCTGGGCTCGCAGCATCTTCACGGCGTCATCCGAATCGCCGCGCAGAGCTTTGAGTGCATCGCCCAGATCGTTGCCGACTGAAGTCAGGCCGCTGACGTTTTCTGTCGCGGTGCTGACCATGTCATTGAGTGAGGTGACACGCGCGTTATAAGCCTCGGTCGTCGCCTTCTGCTGGGCAGAGATTGCACGCTGCAGGGCGCTTTGAGCGCCACCCGCGACGCCAATCAGCTTCTCGGACATGGCCTGCACGGCGGCCGCGGCTGCGTCCGACCGCTGCTCGAGAATCGAATAGGCCGAAGCAGCATTGCCCGCCATGCCAGTCAGCGTGACGAACATCGCCCGCCCAGCTTCAGTGGTCACGTCCAGCGCTTCAATGATGTCCCGATAGCCCTGACGGCTGGCCGGAAGCGTCATGTTGATTGCTTCGAACTGCTTGCGGACAGCCTCGAGCGTGTCGTCAGCCTTCTCCGTATCCGTGAAGAAGTTGTCGTAGTAGGTGCTCGCGCTGGTGGTAAGCGCCTCAAGCCCGCCCGCCATGGCGGACAGGCTCTGCGCCATGTACCCGCCGTTAACGTTGAGATCGAAAAGCCCGACATTCAGGTTTTTCAGCACGTCGTTGACGGAGTACAGGTTGTTGACGAACGTCGTCAGGCTCTCGAAGTTGAAGCCGCCGAGGCCTGCACCGGTTGCCGCATCCACAGCGGAAACCATCGAATCCGCCACACCACCAAACCACTTGGCGATTTCCTCCTGGATCTGCTCAGCCGTCTTGTCCTTGGTGCTGATCTTAGAGGCCGCGATGTTCAGGCCGTCGAGCACGCCGTCGTTTAACTGAACGTTGATACGTTCGAACAGCGAGAGAACGGAGCCTTCAGTGGCGTCGTAAGTGTTGCCGAGAGCCGTCTGCATTTCAGGGCTTAGCGCAGAAAAGCGGTCGCGACTCTTGTTCTTGCCGAACAAGCCACCTTTCTTTTTCTGGTACTTGTACTGCTGACCTGCGAAGTCGCCGCTTTCGACACCCAGCGAAAGGCCTTGATCCTTGGTCTGCCAGTCACCACCAAACAGCGAGCCACCGATAGTGCCACCAATGAAGGCGCCAATTGCGGCACCAAGAACCGGGACCGGGATCAGGATCTGCCCAGCCACAGCCCCAGCTGCCGCGCCCAAGCCGCCTGCGACCGCGCCCTTCACGCCGCTTTGCTGGTAGCCATACAGCGCGCCGCCGATCCCGTAGCCGGCGGCTCCCATGGCGCTTAGGCCGGATCCCATGACGCCTGTACTGGCGGCACTACCAGCTGCGGCCGCACCACCTGCAGCACTCGCCCCAGACCCAGCCTGGCCGGCGACCCAGTTCGACATGGCCGAACCTGTGTAACCCGACTGCAAGCTGCCGATAGCTGCGGTGTTGCCAGTGATTGCGCCAGAAAGCGATGCATATCCAGCGCTGAGACCGCTTTCAATGCCGCCGACAATGCCAGTGCCCGACTGAAAGCCAGATATAAACGCCTGGCCGGCGCCACTTTGATACAGGCCGACTGCCTTCTGGCCCATCGACAGGATGTCGGTGAAGCCGGAGCCCGTGCCACCGCCGAACATCTGGCCCGATGCCTGGCCGATGCCGTCGCCTGACGGCGTACTGCCAAACATCGATTGCAGCAGCGGAGCCATGATCTGCTGCTTGAAAACAATGCGCGCCAGGTCAGCGAGCACTGAATCAGCGAAGTCCTTGAACGAGGCCTTGCCGTTGGTGACGAAGTCAACGAAGACATCTTCGATACCTGTGAAGGCATTGGTGAAGGCTGACTCAGTCAGGCCTGCTGCATCATTGGCTTCATCAACGTAGTTTCTCCAGGAGCGAGAAACGCCGTTTGACCAATCGCCGCGTAGGGCGTCCTCCTTGCGGTAATAGTCCTCTTGCTTGGCCAGGCGCTGATCCAAAGCGCCTTTCAGGATCTGGGTTTCGCGGTCGTACTTATCCTTGTCTGCACTGGATGGACTGACGATGTTCCCGTAATCGCGAGTCAGCTTCTCCAGCTGCTTCTGATAGTCCTGCCGGATTTTCAGATCTTCCTGAAGGCGCCCGCGATCCTTATCGCTTAGCCCAAATCCTGCCAGTTGATTATCCAGCCCCTGCTGAGCAAGGTTGAGGCTGTCCTGAACCGTCTGCGCGAACGCCTTGATCGCGGCCTCGTCCTTGTCCAGCCGGCCGCGCATCTCAATTGAAAGTACTTCCTGGTCAGCGTCCAGCTTCTTCAGGGCGTCGACCATCTTCGACTTGGAGTCGGAAATCTTCTGGTCGATCTGAATGCGCTGGGCGCTGGTGGTGCTGGACTTGTCGCGGACCGATTCAAGGGCGGAAATCTCGCCCTGATAGGCAGCCTCGACGTCGGTCTTTTCTTTCTGGATAAGCGCTGACTTCTGCTCGGCGTACTGCTGCTGAGTAATCAGACCGGCCTTCTGCGAGGCATCCAAAACCCGCATCGAATTCTGGAAGCTGGCAGTGAGGGCCTTGAGCTTGTTGTCGGCATCATTGAAGGAGGTGAGATCTACTGCGGAGGATTTTGTGCCGTTCTTCTTGGCGCTCCTCTCCCGGATACTGGCAATGGTTTTTTCTATCTCAACTTGAGATGCACCAGCAGCTAGACCCTTACGCTTTGCCTCGGTGACCTCATCCTCAAGATTTTTTGCGTCGGACTGGTATTTTTTAACCTCGGACTTCCAGTCTCTTTGGGCGGCAATTCGCTCCTGATCCTTCCGATCGTTCTCGGCGTCGTATCGAGCAATATCCTCCTTGGCCGCCTTCTCATCCTGAAGAAAGTTCAAGCGATCCGTATAAAACTCAACCATCTCCTTTTTATTCTGGAAGAGCCCTACATTTCCTTTGTTTGCCTCATCCAAATCTTTTTGCGTGCGCGCGATCTGCTCGTCAATTCCAGGGAAAAGCCCCCCCTTTATTCGACTATAGGCGTTACTGATCGCTGTCCCGACGTCATTCCAGTCGCGCTCAAGGTCTGACAGTGAGGCTCGATACTTCGCAAGGCGCTCTTGAGCGTTCTGATTCAAGGCCTCGCTGAGGGCGTCGAGCGCCTCCTGCTTTCTGCCTTGCTCATCAAGCGCGGCAATCACCTCATACTGCGCGTAAGTCAGCAGGCCGTATTGAGCGCTGATCTTCTGCGCGGCGTCCGTAGCGCTATCGCCAATGTCGGAAAGCGATTTGGCAACTTCGCCGGCGCCCTTTCCTGAATACTCGCCTATGGATGCTGCCGCCTCGGCAAGATTTTTAAACTGTACCTGGCTAAGCTTTCCGCTGCCCGCGAGAGCAATAACGGCATCATTGGCTTCGCTGATGCTTCCGCCGATTGCTGCTGCGTCTTTCGATATGGCGGCAAGGCTGCTCGACGTCTGACCTGAGCTCGCGGTACCTGAAAAGAGAGCCTTATTGAAGGCGCTGACCTGCTTCTCGACATCGTAATAGACGTATCCCAGTGCGGCAGCCGCAGCAGCTGCCACGGTGAACGGATTAACGAGGCCGAGGACGTAGCCCCCAACCGCTTTCGCGGCAGAACCAATGCCGCCAAACGAATCCTTAAGCTGCCCGCCCTGCTGAAGGGCAACCATCACAATTGACTGCCCGCCAGCAATGGAGGTGAAAATATCCGTCACTTGCGCAGGAACAGTACGCAACGCTGCTGAGGTCTGTTTGGCGGAAGCGCCAGTTTTGCTCATCCCTTCATCAAGACGACTCAGGCCGGCACGGGTCTGTTCAATCTTGGCGCTGTAATCTGCGAAGTCATTGGCGGGCATGATCGCCTTGAACTTTGCGAGCTGCTGCTGTTGCTTGTCCAGGCGCGCATATGCCGCCGTTGTTGGATCGATCTGGGCGAGAAGCTTTTCCAGTTCACGAGTCTGGTCGGTTGTCGCTGCAGTTGTCTTTCGTTCCGACGCGGCAAGTTTTTCTTGGGCGGATGCGCTCTCGGTTACAGATTTTGAGCTCTGGCGAATTGCTGCCGAGTGATTCAGTTGCTCGCGAGCTGCGGCGGCCGAAGCACCCGCTGTAGCCTCATAGGCGCGATTCAGAGTTTCTTGATACGAGCTTGACTCAAGGGCCGCTTTGGCTAGGCCGAGGACTCGGGCCTTGGCCTGCTCGGAGGTCTCGCCAAGATGATTGACCGCCTGCTCCGCCCGAACTCCCGACTCGACCAATCTGTCCAGATTTTCGGCGGCCTGGACTGCCGACTCGGAGTGGACTGCAAGCCCAAGTTCGCCGATTGTGCCCATCACTTTCCTCCAGGCATTAAAAAACCGGCTCAGCGGCCGGCTTTCAGGCATTAAAAAGCCCGCTCAATGGCGGGCTCAGGAAATTTAAGAGGTCTCAGCTCCCCAGGAGCTCAGCTTTCTCTTTTTGAAACTCTTCATCGGTAATCATTCCCCTCTCCTTCAAAGAGGCAAGGATTTCAAGCTTTTGGTACTTGTCCTGCTCGACAGGTGCGGCCTCTTCGGTGTGTAACGATTCTGTGGGGGCGGGAGAGATAGCAGACGCGGACCAAACAAGAGCTGCAACCCACCCAATGAGAGTCCAGCCAAGAAACAGGTTAAGCAAGAAAATGGCTACTGAATTCGAGTGCTCTCTACGAGAAGCGTTTAATGCCGGAATAAAATAAATAACTATGCAGAAAAAAATTAGGACAAGTCCCAGTGCATTAGAGCCGTTTGACATCGCCACATCTCCCTTTTTGATGCCGGCAATCTACCACCATCACAGCAGACCACCAAAGCGGCAGGGTTTAGACGCCCACTGAATTGCCTGCTACGGTTCCCATTCAGAGCAAGGAGTTATGAGCATGTCATGGATCAAGCAGGTGCTGGACGGCAGCACTCAACAGGGCGCCACCAAACCAGACTTCGAGATTACGTCCGAAGAGATCATGCGCGACATGGGCGCCCTCGCCCATGTCAGCGGCGTTCCGACCACTGAGTTTGCCGGCGACAAAAACGATCTATCCGCCATGGTCCAGTGTGTTGCCGCAGAAGAGCGCAACTACTGGGGTCAGGCGGCTGGCAGTCGAATATGCGCAGCGCCGTTCTATTTCGAGCGCGCCGCCATCCTGTTCAAGAAGAACAAGAACGCTCTCAGCGAGATCAGCATGTGCGAGCGCTGGGTTGCGATAGCTGAAGACTACAAGACCCAGGCCTGCGTACAGGCTGGGCTTTTCGCCCTTGTGCACAAAGGCCCGCGATCAGCCGCCATTTACGAGCGGTTGCGCAAGGCGAAGGACAAGCTAAATTCTAAGCCTTGAGATCACTCCTGGTTGTCAGCCATCGTCCGCAACGCTTCCTGCTCCATGGTCCGCACATCTCTGAACACTTGCTGACGGTTATCAGCCTTCACCCCCTCCAGATCCATCACGACAGGTAGCGCGGTGTAATCCAGGCCTGTCGCCCCGCTCATGCCGGAGCGCCATTGCGTGCTCATGGAGTTGAACACGCTGAAGGCTTCGGCATTGATGGCCCACAGTTCGATTTCGATCTCCAGGTCCTCCGGCTTCATGCCGAACAGAGCAGCCTGCTCAGCTGTTACGGACGGGGTGTAGATGGCCCGGACGACCTCTGTCAGTTTCCCTCGCGCGCCTTGTTATAGGCCGATTGGTACGCCGCGACGATTGCGTCAGGGACGGCCGCATGACTGCGCACCAGTGCTCGGATGTTTTCTTCGTTCAGTTCGTCATCGAAGCCCCAGCCCTTGACGATCAGCAAGAGCTGACTGGTCTGGAACTCTTCAGATTTGCTGGAGAGCTCGCGAACGGTGCATTCCTTTTCAATCAGCTCGCGCACTTCTTTGCCGTGCTGGATTCCGTTGTCGGCGAATTCGGAAAGCTCATCGCGGTCACGGTAGGCGAACACGAAAGGCACCTTGACCGGCTTGTCGCCGATGCGCGGGATTTCAACGTCGAGTTTGAAGGTTGGGTTCTGCTTGATGGAAATCTTGGCCATGGGTGAGGCTCCTGGTGCGAGAGGTGGTAGCGTGGGTTACGCGATAATGGGTGTAGCCGCGTATTACGCGGCTTTGACGTAGCGAACAGGACGGCCGGAAAGAGCGAAGTTCACTGTGCGGGTCATCAGTGCGTTTCGTTCCAGTGTCGGGGTGTCGGTGATGGTGCAGAAGCCCGGGTAGAGAATCTTGTCGCCGTTGGGCAGATTCAGGCGCAGCACGGTCTGGGTTTTGTTGTCGGTGTAGCCTTCGGCAACCGGCACGTACGCAGCAGTCGGCTGGTCTTCAACCGTCAGCGCCATGCTCATAGGGTTGCGGTTGGTCGGGTACTGGCGATCATCGTCATCCGACAAGTAGCCAACAGTCAGAAATTGCTGCTCGCCGCCAGTCAGTGACGCGCCCGTAATCTTGGTGATTTCGACCCAGCTTGCTGCTGACTGGAAGCTGCCAGCGCCGCCGTCTGCGGTGTAGAAATCGGCGTTCAGCGTGCTGATGCCTTCCAGAGCGAAATTGTCGGTGGCAGCATCGGCAACACGGACAGCACGACCATCCAGCTTTCCCCAGCTCGACTGGAGAAGAACGATATCGCCATCAGCCAGGCCGTTACCTGTAGCGCTCGCTACAGCGGGGTTCGCGTTACTGATGGCGGTGATCAGTTTTGCAGTAGAAAAGCTGACTGCGAGTTCCATAGTCGCGCCGTTCGGCAGCGCAATACGAGTAGCCATGGGGGTATTACCTCTTTATGTAAACGAGTGCCCGCGCTTGCGGGTATGGGGTTTGCTGGGCGGAGCGGGTCAGGTGGTGATGCGTTTCGGCGTGCCGATCACGGCGATGGTGATGGCGATAGTCATGAGCTGGTTTCGATCAAGGACCGGGAGCATTGCGCCGCTTGCATAGCCGGCGAAAACGATATTGGTCAGGCCGCCTGGCAGCTTGAACTTCCAGGCCAGCGCCGCCCGGGCATCCATGCCCTGCGCGATTGCTGCCGCGTAGGCAGAATCTGGCGCATCCTCAAAGCTCAACTGGATATCCATCAGGTTGCGACCGGCAGGTGTGCGCACATCTTCATAACTGCCCAGCGGTGAATGGGTGGAAAACTTCTCATCGCCACCCGAGTGGGTCAGTGCGGTGACCTTCTGCACTTCAATCCAGCTTGCGTCCGTCGGGCCAGGCGGGGCGAATGTGCCGGGAGTAACGGCCGGGCTGACCCAGATCGTCGTTCCATTGGGTAGAGGGATACGTTTTTGCATTGCTCTGCCCTATGGCGCAGCGCTTCCACGGTAGGTGAAAGACGCAGGAACCGTGTATCTATCCGGCTCCGTGATGGTGGGGCCCTGCTCGACGGGAGCGGAGACCTGGCCGAGAAAGCCAGCCCTATCCAGCAGAGAGTCGAGCGGGAAAAGCGCTGATAGCTGATCGATGATTTGTTCAGGCACAGAGATCAGCTGATCGATCGGGGTGATGATGCTGACCTGATAGATGCCGCTGTACTCAAGCTCGCTCGCATTCAGGTAGCGGCATGTGGTGCTTGCCGGGATCAAGAAGGCTCGCAAATAGACCTGGCCTTCCGGCGGGTCGAATGGCTCCGCACCATGGGCGACCATGAGCCCTTCTGCCTCGGCCCATGCGTCGAGCTTCACCTCGATAGCGCGGCGTGCGCGAGCATGGCTCATCCTGAAACCTCCCGTACGACCTGCTCGACAATGGCCTGAAAGCTTTCCTTTGTGATTCGCACCATGCCGGCCGGCGCTTGCTGGCTATGGCCATACTCCAGCGGGATCGCATAGATCAGGTTGTTAACGAGGTAGGCTGTCTGGCCGTAGGTCAGGGATTGCACACCACCAACAAGCTCCGCGATGGTCTGATGGCCTTCCTTGTCGTAGTTGTCGAGGCTGGCCGACGCAGGGGAGTCGATAGTGAACTGCCAGTTCCCCCGGAAACGCCCGGTGTCCACCGGAGAAAGCCGAATCAGGGTTGTGCCGATCTCAATAACAACCCTTTGGAATATCTCATCCATGTCAGCCAGGGTCTGATCACGGTACTGGCGCAAGGTTTCGGAAAATGACCCGTTCAGGCCGCCATATCTGGCGGTCATGTGGTGGACTTTCTCAGCCATTACGCCCTCGCCTGCACTTCAAAGCCGACCGCGAGGCCGGCGTAATTCCAAGGATTGACCTGGATGACGGTGTAGAGCCTGCCGTCGAACAGAATTTTGTCTTGAGTGGAAGGCTGCGGCATATCGGCACCATCGAGCTTCACCGGAGAGACCAGTAGCTTGACGTCGCCGACCTTGATCGCCGTGCCGTCAATGTCCTTCTGCTCATAGGTGTCGCGGAATGCTGAGCCTTCGTGGTTCGTATTTACGGTTGCCGCGCCGCCGGTATCAGGATCTCTCGGCCCCTTGACTGATTTGGTCAGCGTCATCTCCAAACCCTTTCCGCCTTTGCTGCGAGGCGCGAGCATCCGCACCGCCAGAGCTTTGCTCCGGTCGTAAATGTCGGGCATGGGTCATTCCTTCAGGTGGTAGATGCAGATGCACCGGCAGTTGGCTGTTTCGTCATAACCGGCGCCCAGGCTTGAATCGCCCGGGAACCGCAGCAGCGCGCCGCTGCTGGTTTGGAATGCCTGCCCAAGCTTGGTCCGCTGCCCGCGCATGTAGCGGTGGCTGTTGCGGACCTTCTCGTCATTGCGATCACGCCATTCCTTTTCAACTCGCTCTCGTGCAATGCCCTGCTCCACCAACTGCTCCCATGCTTGGTCGCGCCCAGCATTGAGCGACTCGTGAGCCAGGGTGCGAGCCAGCATTTCCGAGTGGGTTTTCAGCAATCGCTCCGAGTAGCGCCCGGCGATCTTGTCCACGTCTTTGGCTGCCACCGGCTTTCCTGCCGCAATGGCGCGGCTCACGATGCCGTCGAATCGACGGTCACGCCGCGTGCGGCTCAGGTACTGCCTGAGCTGCGCCGGGTCTCCGCTGAGTAACTGGCGACGGGCATTGACGACAAACTGGGCAAAGTTACCGGGAAGCCCTACGACTCCGCCGGAGCGCACGCCAGTCTGCGGGCTCACCCTCCCAATCAGATCAAGCGCGGCCTGGCGGTTTGTGCGAACAACCGCCTGAGGACCGCCGATGACCCGGCGCGAACTCATCACGGATCGTATGGCTTCGCGAACGTTATCCGTGGTCGTGCTGCGTGTTTCGGCAACCTGGCGCGCCAACCAATTGCTGGCCTCGGCGCTGGTGACGTCGAACTCTTTGCGACCCACAACCTCTCGATCAGCCTGCGGAATGAAGATGGCCACCATCTCGAATCGACCACCAGCGATGAACGAAGACCGTACTGACTCGATCAGGAGCGCCATTGCGCCCATGCTCAGCAGCTTGACCAGCCCATTTTCATCTTCGGCAGCCAGCAGGCGCTCCACTTCAATGACAGTGGCCGTATCAACTGTGGCGCGCACCGAATCGAGATAGGCCTTCTGCATGCCGGGCTCCATGGCCTCGACCTTCTGGAGTATCTCGGCTGCATTCATACAACGAACACCGCGGGGAGCGCATACCGTGCGACCAGAACCGGAGCAATCATCTCGTCGATCGTGCTAATGACCGGGCGAACGGAGCCTGCAGCGTCAGCGCCGTTGCCGACGGCAAACTCGGTCTCCAGCGGCCCGACCTTTTCGCGCTTGATGGTTTGAGCAGCAACGAAATCAGGACTGAGGCTGCCGGGCGAGGCCAACTCGCGTAGCGCGGCTTCGAAGGTCGCATTTTCGACTTCTACCGGGACCTGGTCGGGCTCGATTGCATGCCCTTCATAATCCTCGGCACCGGTGCGCGGCCACTCCCTGGTTTGCCCTCTGCCCTCAGTCTTCACGCCGGGGAACAATGACTGCCAGGCGCCAGAAGCGAGCAGCTTCCGATAGCGGCCGTCGATGTAGACCGATGCCCTGAGCAGTGCCGCCTGTTTTGCAGTGTCATCACCAGTCCAGGCCGCATTTGCACGCGCAAGGTGATAGGCGTCCGCCGCGGCAACGGTTCCGTAGAATTCAGGCATCGGATTGTCTCGAATAGGTGGAGCGACCAGCGCTCCGGGTTTTGCGGGGTGTTACGCCTTGGCAGCGGCGAGTGCGCCTTGCAGGGCTTCCAGATTTGCTTCTGGGTCGAACTGGACGTTCAGCGCGGTCAGCTCGTCGATGACCTTCTGCTTTTCGGCCTGAGCCGCTTCGGCTTCTTCAAGCTTCTTGCGCAGGGTCTCGGGCTTGCTATTGCCGGCAGCGTCGATGCCCAGCGCCTTCAGCTTGGCGAGCAGCTCATCTTTCTCGTCGCTGTTTTCGGCAGGAGCCTTGCCCTCGACCTTCAGGAACGACAGGCGGGATGCGCCCTTGTGGCCGGCGGAGGTCAGGTCGACATCCTTGGTTTCGCCTGGCTGGATGTAAACGACGCCCAAGGCGGTGTGCACACCCTGTAACGCCTTCGAGTTGTTGGTCACTTTCATGACGTACTCCTATCAGGCTACTGGTGGGGTGATTTCGTCGAGGTATGCCACGGCGCCCGGAAGACGAATCTCGGTGCCACCGGTGCGCGCGATGATCCCGGTTTCGAAGCCCATGATCGACTTCTGGCGCGGGGACAGTACGCGGCGCGGCATTGGCAGGTGGAAGCGAACCACTTCGGGGTCCTTCCGGTAAGCAACCAGGCGACCGCCACCATCCGAGGAGGCGTTGCGAGCCTCACGCAGTGGCGCGATATCCAGCGGCAAACCGGTTTCTGCCGTGTAAATGTTGTTCTTGCGCAGGTACTCCAGGACCGTCATGAAGCCATCACCTGCACCCATGCGACGCGTGGCAATGTGGCGGAAAGCATCAGGAGGCAGGCGCAGAGTGTCAGCCCACTCAACCTCGCCAGTATTGGTTCGGATGCTACCCAGAACACCGTTCACATCGTCCAGGATCTGATCCGGGTTTTTGTTCGGCCAGAAGGTCGAACTGCCAGTGCCGGTAGATGCCGCATCAACGCGCGAAACGTTGGTGTCGTTCAGGAGGCCGGTCCAGCGCTTCTCGGTGCTACCCACGAAGGCAATGTTGTTCAGCAGTCGCTCGACCTTGTCAGCGGCAGAATCAGCCTTGGTGCCGCTCAGGTTGATGCCGTACAGCTGAGCCTGATTCACTTCTTCCAGGTTCCATTCCCAGCCGGAGCCGATCATGGCGAAGTCATGCGACGCCTGGTCGTGGGTGGCCGAGTTGAACGGCATGTCGGTGCCAGAGCCAGACAAGAACTTCGCTTCGCCGACGGTATCGACAGTGAAGAAGGTGGTGCCGATGGCCCACGGAGCGCCCTCGGTTACTACCGGGATGCTGGCCGCGTAGTTGAACGCCGGGTAGCGGCGCGTGTAAATGCGCGTTTCGATGTTCCGGCCCTGGGCCAGGACAAACGGGAACGCCGACTGAGCGTCTTCGAAAACTTGAGGCATGTTAAGCGCTCCGATGTTTGAGGGAGATTTCAACGATGTCGCCGTTCGCACCAGTGGTGTCGAAGAAAGCGCCCGGGATCAACACGGCGCCGGCGGCGGCAGTCGTGGTGTAGCGATTGGTAGCGGCGACGTAGTACACGTCATCGCCCGGCACTACAGAGGCGCCGGCAGTGACGTACATCTGGCCGTCAGTCATGAACGAGCCAGTGAAGTCTTGCGGGTAGCCATCGATCAGCGTTGAGCCAGTGGCAACCGGTGGAACGGCAGCGCTCAGGACGGCGAGGCCGAGGAACAAGGTGCCAGTGGCCGCGATCTTGTGATCGTTGCCTGCGCCGGCCACACGGAAGCCGGGCGCGCCGAAGACAATGCCTTCAGCGTTCGAAACAGTGCGGCTGATCTTGTTGCACTTCTCTTCGTTGGCGACCAGGCCGGGAACGCCCTTAGCTGGGGCGTTGGTGTAGTTGGTTTGGTAAGTAGCCATTGCTGTGCTCCTTATGCCTTCGGCTGGTGGGCGGTCTGCATGTCGGCAATCATCTGCAGACGCGCTTTTTCCGATTCATTGCGGACGGTGCTGCCGTCCTGGTGAATCATGTGTTGACGGAACGGGTCATTGGCCGGGTTCTTGGCTGCATCCTCGACAAGGATCTCGAAGCGCGCGTCGACGTAGGCATCGGCCTTGCCAGCCACCGCTGCGTCGCCAAGCTTGGCGACCACGACAGCCTTGCGGATTTCGGCATCGCTCTTGCCGGTGTAGTCGGCGTCAGCGATGGACTTCGCTTTGGTGATCAGGTCGGCGCGGGCGGTGACGCGCTTGTCGATGTCGGCATCGTTGAGCTGCTTGGCCCTGAGGTCGTCGATCTCGGCGTCCTTCTTGGCCAGTTCGCCGTCTTTGGCAGCCAGTGCTGCGGCGTGCGCATCAGTCAGCGTCTTGATGTTTACCCCGGCATCGGCCAGCTGCTTGGTCAGCTTGTCGATTGCCTGGGCGCCTTGATCGGTCGTCTGGACGGACAGGCCATCAACGATGACCGTACGCAGTGAATCAGCCATGTCATGGCCTCCTGTGGGGGTGTTTGGTTGGTTGTCACCGATGCGAAGGTGTTCGCCGCCCCGAGCGCGATGCTCAAGACTGAGGTGATTCATTTTCATGGGGCCGAGGAAGCAATCGAACGCCTCCCCTTCCGGCGATACGCCGTCCTGAAACACGACTTCAGCGCCGTACCCCATGGACAGCTCACGCTTGCCTGACTCGTAGTCGGCGATTGCGCTGGCGTCCATCAGCACCAGCGGCACCTTGACGAACTGGCCGTCGCGAACAACTTCGCCACCGGTTTGGCCAATGGCGACGTCCTTCCAGTTTTTGGAATTGACGCCATCACCACCCGGGTGGCCATTGGTCATGGGGCGGTAGGCATAGGAATGCATGGCGTCAGCGTGAAAGACGGCGCTTTCAGGTCGGTAGACGCGAACAATCGGCTTGTCGCGCAGACCGTGTTCGTTATCAGGGTCAATCTCGGTGCCGAGGTAGTCCTGAATGCCCGTGCGGGCGACGCGAGCCTCTGCGACGAGATAGCCGTCCTCAGTGCGACGAACACCGGACACGGCTACAGAGTCGGTGAAGATCATTGGGTGATTTCCTCGAATATCTCCGGCCCGAGCTCGATCTTGCCGCGGTACGGCTCAACCGCTTCCAGATCGACCGATCCAGGCTCATAGGTGAAAGTGATATGTGGCTGATACTCAGGCCAATCCCATGAGGCGCCAGTCGCTTCGTTGATCGAAACGTGACGCCAGGCCAGTTCGGAGCTGTTGAACAGCAGCGCGACCGCACCCTCACCGAGCTTATCGACCAATCGCGCGCCGCCCGGGACTACCTTGAGGTGCCCATCTCCGTCGCCGGACCAGGTCTCGCCGATCTTCATCCAGTCGACAGGATTACGGCTGTAGGCGACCGTGACATGCAGGCTTTCGGCCGGAACGGTTGAATCGAACCCTTGAGCCTTGGCCCACGCGATGATCTCGTCGCCGTTGGTAACCTTGCGGGACACGTACAGGGTTCGGGGTGCCGCATCACTGATCGGCGTCTTGGTCGCCTGAGGCGGCGAATTCACCTCGTCACCCACCTCTTCATCTGGCAGCTCTGTGCCGAACTCTTCAATGGCAGCCTCAAGGCCCGGCATAATGCTCATCTCGACCAGCAGATTGACCGACGCCTTCGAGATGGCGTCCGACGGGAACAGCTTCGTCTCGTTGAGAGTCTTGATGGTGTCCGCCGTGATCTTGCCGATATCGGCCCGCTCTTTCGCCGTGGCCTGCCAGAGTGGCGCCCAGGCGTAGTGGATTTCCTTCGGTCGATTGCCCAGTGCGGAACGGATTAGGCATTCGTCCAGCACGCTCATGGCGGGCATCAGCTCCAGCTTCTGGCGTGAAGCGACGTTGTCGTAGTAGTTGCGAGTATTCTCCTCGCCGTTGGAGTTCAGGCCGCCAGAAGACAGTCCGAACATGCGTGAGCCCGGGATATCGAAGGCCCCAGCAACACCCTGCTCGGTCTTGGCGATTACGTCCGGCAACGTGCCGAAGTTCGCCGTCTTCGAGCTGTGCGTCTCCTGGCCGTCGAGGATCAGCGCCCCGTTGATGCCTTTGGCAATGGCTGCCAGCCGCAAGCGCTCAAGCAACAGCCGCTCGTAATTCTTGTCCTGCATGCTCGTCATCAGGTTCGGGATGTTGATGACGTCGATCTTTGCCTCATAGACCAGGCTGACCACGTTGGCCATCGTCTCGTCGTAGTGCTTCACCGCCGGCATGGCCGACAACAACACCGAATCCCCCCACCCAAAGGCAGCGCCTTGGGCCAATTCAGGATCGGGGTGCTGCTGACCTATGAAGATCACCAGGCGCGAAGGGTGAATCTCGACCATTGAGCCCGGCAGCCGGTAGGCCTTGGGCTTGCCGAAGCGATCGCTTTGCGGGTCTTGCTCGATCTCCGTAGCGGTCAACTGCCGGCGAGTCATCACCGTCAGGTACTTGATGCCGCCCTTCCAGATGCGCTCGGGGTTGAGCTCGGATGCCGTATCACGCTCACCGGTGCCGATGAACACTGCGGCGCCACCAAACAGGCGAGCCTTCAGCAGAGCCTCCAGAATCTTGCCCTGGACGTTTAAGTGAGACTCTTCGGCCTCGATCTTCTGGATCTGCTCCTTGTCGGCCTGCCAGTTGCGCCAGTTACGACAGGCATCGATTGCCGGGATCGACACGCCCTTCCGAGCAGCCCACGAACCTCGAAAAGCGTTCAGCAGCTGGAGATCATCCATGTCCGGCACGCCGTAGCTGGAGTGCGAGGCCTTGTCGCGCGCAGTACCCAGTCCCGCGACCAGGTTCTGCAGGCTGTCTTTCAGGTAGGTAAATGCGCTCATTGGTTGCTCACGTTTGCGAGTGTGTAGCTGCCCGCAATCGGGAAGCGCTGGACAATGAAGTAGCCCAATGCGTCGACCGGGTCTTCAGTGCCGTCCTTGTTGGGTTCGCCGTTTTCGCTGTAGGCCTGCTGTTCCAGCACTTGGGTGGTTACCGGACAGTTGTCGGTGTTCACCAAGTAGCGGCGCTTCTGCTCGATATTCAGAAACATGGCGTTCACGGCCAGCACCCGGTCGCGGACCATTGGGTTGGATGGGTTGACCATGACCATGAAGCCGGCGGCACGGAGCAGGCTGTGATCCGACTCGCTACCGTTGACACTCTTGCGGTTCTTGCCGCTGGCGTCGGGGTATACCGTGATGCTGTGCCCTGGGAAGCGGCGCTTAAGCTCGACAATCATTGCTGGCGTGTCGAACAGGCCCGTAGCCTCCTCCAACAGCATGGGCAGGCCATCGCGGACGACGTGAATCGTCGCTGCCATCCGGTTGATGTTGAAGTCCATGCCCACATGCAGCTGCTCGCCCGGGCGGATAGTTGCGTCGGTGTGGTTCTGCTTGCGGCAGAAACTCGGATAAACGCTGCCTGACGTCAGGTTTACGAACAGGCCATCGATGTACGCATCCACCAAGTTGGCCGGGTAGGACTCCTTCAGGGACTTGATGTAGTCCTTCGGCAGGTTCTTGGCGTTCTGCCGCGTGCTGGCATGCACGATCCCGTACAGCGGGCGCTGTGATGGATTGGCAGCCAGCTCCTTGACGAACTTGCGATAGACCCAGTTGAAGCCCTCTGGCGTGGTCGTCACGTCGATGGTGTTCATGTCGCGGCCAGGCCAGACTGTGGACATCCGCGCGATGATCTTCTTCCAAGCGCTGTCAGCCTTCTTGATCGGCATACAGTCGATCTCATCGACCAGGGCATGCGCGATGTTGAAGCCGACGATGCGGTGCGGGTGCTCCATGCTCTTGCAGACGATCGTCGACAGGCACCGGCCTCGGTTATCGCGCAGGTACACCCGCTTCTTGCTCGGCACGATGTCAGCGAACAGGCCAAACGCCTCCGCGACAACCGGCATGGTGTCGTAGAAGATGTCGGCGATCTGCGGATACGTCGGCGCGAAGTAGCCTTGTGGAATGCCGGGGTGCTCCAGTGCGTTGATGCACATCCGTACGCAACCCACGAATGTCTTGCCGCTACGGTAGCCGCCCACGAACGCTGAAAACTTCTTGGGGTGACTGATGAAATCAAACTGCGGCTTATTCAGCTTCAGGGTCGCTTGCATCTTCTACCCCGATGATGACTTGCTTAGGCTCGGGCAGGCCCTTGTTCGGGTCTTCCAATTCGCGCTGTAGCTTTTGGATGTTTAGCCGCTTGATCTCGTCGTCCAGCGACTTGTCCGGCTCAACGCGACGATTGACGTAGGCGTCCCCGACCTCCTTCGCAGCTTGCTCAAGGATCTGCATGGCCAGACCGATGTTCTTCATCGTCTCGGCCTTCTCCACGAATCTGTTCATGGCGCGCAGGCGATAGGCGCGATTGGCGATCGGTATTTCAGCTGTCTGCTCGCGGAATCTCTTGCGGGTGTCGTGGAACAGAGTCTGCCACTTCACGGCCAGGCCCTTGCTGCACGCCTTCGTCGGGTCGTGGCTCTCCACTTGTTGGCGGGTCAGCACCTCACCGAATTCATTCTTGACCGACTCAACCACCTGCGACGGTGTGTCGAAACACGCCAAGGCCTGAACGATGAAGCTCTTCACCTCATTTTTCAGGGCTGCCATATGCTTTTATCCGTCTAGGGCCTGTCTAGAATCAGGCCGACTTGAGCAGACAGGTTCCGCAGGCCCTCGATATGTTCAATTTCCCCACCTCAGCAGGACTGTTTGCAGCATCCACCAGCGCTTGAACGTCAGGGCTTGCACCATAGCGACGAACCACACCGACGAACTCTTCGACGTCATGCCCACGCATCTCAAGCTTGGGCAAACCCTCTTGCGTGAACTTGGGTGCGCCGTACTGATCCTTGGCCTGAGCGATGTGGTAGAGCTCATGCTCGACCAGTGCGCAGAAGTCGGCGTCGCTGCACTGGGCGCAGTAATCGGCAGCCAGGGTGATGATGTAGGTCGGCACGCAGCCGAACCAATCGAACATCTGCTGCTCCATCCGGGCCTTCTGCCAACCGCCGGCGCGGAACGCCACCTGCTCGGCTTGACCCACTACAGTGCGACCCTTCTTGGCGAATGCAGCGGATGCCCACATGACCCGGATATCGGCATCCAGCAGATGGGCGTGGTCTTCGTTGTGAATGCTGCCAGTGTTGGCGAGGATCTCGGCTTGGAGCCATTCCCACACCTCAGGAGCTGGAGTTAGGCGGATGCCGAAGTCGGATAACTCTGACAGCTCAAGGAGTGACGCTGGAGGCATCGGCCTTTCCATGCTTCCTCCCATGTCGCGACACAATTTGCTGATTCGCGAAACGTGTCGCGAGCTAGGTTTTCAGTTCGAACAGATGCCCGCGTCTCGCCCAGGCATAAATCACCACCCCGGCGTGCAGCGTCACGGTGAACGGGCTTATGTACTGCCCTTGAATGGCAGACCAGAACCCACCGAACGCTGCGATGGCGACCAGGTAAAACGAAATGCTCAGCAATGGCTGCTCGATCGGACGCACTCGGCGCAAGTGCTCGGCAGCAGCTACCACGACCAGAACGCACAAGAAGGCGTCTGTCATCACCAGGAAGGTATTCATGTTCAGGCTGCTCCTGTGGCGCCGAACTTTCCTGCCAAAGCCTTCAGGCCTGGGATGATGTTCATAGCCAGAAGGCCGATCAGGAATGCCACGCCATTTTGAGTGTCGCCATCAACCGGGAGGCTGAAGTAGTGGACGGCCAGCGGGGTTGTGAAGATCGCCGAGGCGAACCCGGTGATCACGGCCGAAGCGGCCTGCCCCCGAGTAAGTCCACGCAGGAACGTGAGTGAAAGGATTGCTCCGGCGAATCCAGCGGTTGCTACGCCATACTTCGCCAGCAACAGACCGGCAGCAGTGGTGCTCGCTGGTTCAGCCATTGAAGTCTCCGGGAATAAAAAAGGCCGATTGGAGCGGCCAAAGGGAAGATGTACGAATGAGGCCCTCGCCGAACTTGGCGATCAGAGGTTCCGAGGGATTGGGGAAATCGCAGGCACAAAAAACCCCGCTCGATGGCGGGGTTAGTGGAGCAAGTTGCCGTAGGCAAAATACTCAATATGGCAAAATGATGCCGCCAGCCGGGCGGGAAGTCAAGCGGCCTCTTTCATTTTGTAGATCACCCCGCCGATCGGGCTCAGAGCCTTAGCATCGATGTCGTAGCAGGCATCGAAACAGAGCTGCACGAAAGGCTCCCAGTCACGCCCCCAGCGATCCGAAACCAGTGCAACTCCATATTCACCCTTCAGCCACGCCCGGAATACTTCAGGCTTGATCAGCGGGTCCGGGTTGGACGACTGGCCGCCCTGGTGCATGTAGCGGTAGCGACGAAAGACACCCTTGGCTACGAACTCGGCCCGCTCTCTTTTACTGGCCGTCATTCGCTCTACTCGTGAGCAAGCCAGATTGAACACCGCCGCCTCCGCCTCTTCCCGATCATCATCGCTCGGCTCGGCTGCGTACATGGCATTGCCGAACGCACGCAGCTGGTGGTGCAGGCGTGCGATGGCTGACTGAATCTGGCCGGCCAACGCACTGTGCATTGCGTGATTCGCCGATGGCCCGCGCTCTGTGCTCTGCACCACCACCCCAAGCACGGCGACATCAGAGGTCTGGCCCGGGGCCGGGTTGTAATTGCAGTCATGCCAAGCCTGGCGTGCGGAATTGATCTTCATGCTGCTATCCCCTTCAGCTCTCTGGTCTTTGCCCGGTATTCAGCCTTGATGGCCTTGATCTCTTCGACGGTGTACTTGCGCACGCTCTGGTCGGATTCCAGGGCATCGACCGCCTGCTGGCCGATGCGCGCGATAAGACCGATCCGGTAGTCCACTGCGTTACCCGAGAGGAACCGGTTGTCCTGCTTGCTCTGCGCGTGGCAGTTGCGCTCATCGAAGCGCAGGTGCGGCGCGGAGCCGACGCTGCGATAGTGGCCGGCATCTACTGCGTTACCGCTCCAGTCCAACGGCTTACCGCTGGAGATGCAGTGGTGGCCAGCAGCCTGGTCACGGGCGCGGATGAACTCGTTGAAAGCCTGCTGAGCCTCGCGCATGTGATCGCCGCGGCTCTTCAGGGCCTCTTTGCGCACCTTGATGTCGGCGCGGCCAACCTGGGCCAGCGACTTGCGCGCCTTCTCCTGGTTCACGTCCTTGATGGCCAACCCGCACTTGGGGCTGCATACCTTCTGGCCGAGTCGCTGCGGCGGGAAACTGATACCGCATTCCGGGTTCTTGCAGGTCTTTGGCTTGGGCTGCTTGGCGGCGAGCATCAATACCGCCCTCCCCAATTGTCCTTCTGCGTCCAGCGCACCTGGTGCTCTGCACCGAACGCATGCACCCACTCGATCAGCTCGGCACACTGCTTCATGGTGAGCTTGCTGGTGCGCTCGTAGATGACGTCGAAGCCGTGACCGTCTACCGCAGGGATCATCTGCGGCTGATCGCCAGCTTCACGTAGCCAGGCGGCTGTCAGAAGGCGCTTCCAGATCAGGACGTCCCACTTCTTGCCGGCGTGCTCGACCTGGGCGGCTATATCAGCCAAGGCTGCATGCAGGGCCTTGTTCTGCTCGCCGCTGCGATCTTGATCCTTGATGATGATCTTCTTGGGCCGGGTGAAGTCCTGGGCCTGCAGGTGGCCCAGCAGACGGTTGGCGTCGGCCATGCTGCGCATCACGAAATCAGTCATGGTCTCACTGCCTCCCAGTAGGTGCTTTGCACTTCCGATGTCTTTACCAGGCCTTTGCGCTTCAGGCGCTGGCATGCCTTGCTGACTTCCTCCCGAGTGGCGCCCACGGCACTGTGCATCGCCCAGGCTGTAGAGCCAGGTCGAGCGAGCAGGTAGTCAAGCACTCGCTTATCAAGCGCGATTCGCTGGGTCATAACTCCGCTTGGGCCTTTCATGCCTGCTCTCCCTTGCTCGTGGCGGCGTCGATGATCGCGATGGCCGCCTGGCGCCGCGGATGCCTGAAGGAGACCTCATTGTTTTCATCCAGAAGCCCACGAACCTCCGCTTCGTGCATGATGAATTCGCGGGCAGCCAGCACAGCCTTGCGCAGCGCCTCGTTCTCGGCCTTGATCTGGTCGCGCTCATCAAGCACGGCTTTGTAGCCGTCGAAGTTGCAGGAAATGCGCCCAATGAGCTGAGCCTGCTCAAGCTCAGAGGTCATCCGCTCGTTCTCGGCTACCAAGGCCAGGACCGCGGCGGGGTTGGCCGCGGCGATGAATTCCCCGGCAGTGACTTGCTCGCTCTGGAATGGCTCGCCCATTCCTGCCTCAGGGTGACCGTAATTAATTTCTGCAAAGGCGACCTTGTTGTCGTCGATTCGACGCTGAGACGTAACAAACCTGTTATCGGCATCGAACCCATCGCCATCGACCAATTGCCATTCAGCCCCGTGGAGGGCCTCGGCCAGTCGCTTCAGCTCGCTGTAATCGGTCATTTGCACAACTCCAGCGCCTGGGCCTCGGTGAAGCCTTGGGCGACCAACGCCTGATACTTGATGCGAGTGCATCGGGCCTGAATGCCAAGGAACTCGATGTGCACATCCAAGTTGCGCTTGAGCTCTTCAAGGGCGGCGCGCTGCTTGTCCACTGGACCGGTTAGGAGTGTCAGGTTGTCTTTCATTGCGAGAGCCCCTTCAGCAGATCCTGAAACTGTTTGAGCTTGGCCATCGCTTCGGCATTGCTCTCCCGCTCTCCCTCAACCGAGAGCGCTACTTCCTCGATGCGCCCGGCCAGCGCCTTCATCCGCTTGCTGAATTCGTCAGAGAGGCTCACCACTTCGCCAGACAGAGCGGCCAGGACATCCAGGGCGCCTTCGGACTTCTTGATCGAAACAACGGTCGACTTGGTTGCCTGGGTCATGACTGGCTCCTTCTTGGGTTTTGGGGTTGCTGCATCACGTTGAAATTTGCCGCCCGCCGGCTCGCGGATAAGTCCGGCGTCTTTGAGCTCGCCGAGACAGCGACGCACCGTGCGTGTGTCGGCAGCAGTATTCGCAGCACGGAGGGCGCCGTAGATTTCGGAGGCCGCCCAGGATTCTTGGATCGGCACAATTTCAAACACCTTGCGAGCAATGGCTGACTGCCCGGCCAGCATTTGCTGTTGGCGTGATTCGTTCATCGGGCCGCCCTCTTCGACTCGCGCTCGATTTCGTCTTTGCGAATAGCTCTGGCCATCGTGAAGATGCAGTAGCCAAAGGCGATTACGACGGGAGAAATGAGAATCCAGCCATTCACAACCCATGCCTTGCGCCATGCCAGAGAGCCAAACGACGTGCCCTCGTAAATCCAGGGAGCGATCCAGATGGTATTGACCGGCCCCCAGATGACGGTAATGAACATGGCAAGTGCGATGGCGGCGGCAGCGCACCGAATCCCAGCTCTGTCGGTGTGATCTCTCATCAGAAACCCTCCTTGCCGCGTTGCGATTCCCACTCGAACGGCTGCACGATGACCCCGCCCTCTCGCAGTCGATCTGCGCAACGTTCGCCAACAGCCGAGGCCAGCGCCCTGGCGTCGAGGTTGGAGACGATGACAGTGGGTCGCAGCTCCTCGTAGCGGCCATTGATGATTGCGAACAAGGTGGTCAGCTCGAAGTCGCTTGGCTTCTCCTTGCTCACGCCGATCTCATCGAGGATCAGCAGCGAGGGGCTGATGAGGCTCGACAGGATCTGGCTTTCGCTCTGGTCGCTAGTGCGGTCGTAGGTGGCGCGGATGGCCTGGAGCACCGATCCGATGGTTCGATACACGGCAGTGGCGCTCGACTTGGCCATGATCTCGTTGGCGATTGCCACGGCCAGGTGCGTCTTACCGGTACCGGGCTTGCCCAGCAGCAACAGGCAGCGGCCAGATTCGGCGATCTGCGGGAACTCGGCGGCGTACCGGGCGCAAGTTTTCAACGCCTTCTGCTGTTCGGCGCTAGTGGCGATGTACCCCGCAAAGGTCTTGCCAGAGAACCGCTTCGGAATCAGCGCTGCCCCGAGCTTTTCGGCCATCCGCATGCGGAGCAGTTGGGATTCCTGGGCCTCCTTGCGCGCAGCCTCTTCCTCGGTACGGATGCGGCCGCACTCAGGGCAGCCCGTCTTGAACTCCTTGCCCATGATCACCGTCAGCTTCTGCGGGAACTGGCCGTGCTCCTCACAGACGCCAGTGGCTTGCTGTGGGGCCGGGATGGCGCTAGGCATCGAAACGATTTTTTCAGAACGCATAGGTGCCATCCTCCCGCTGAGTCAGGCCAGCGGTGTAGTCGAGATCAGAGAAGCCGCTGTGACGGGATTTGCTTTCACGCTTCGGGAACTGGCGAACATTGCTCGCCTTGTTCTGATCGGTCTTGACCCACTTCACCAATAGGCTCACCCAGGTGTCTTGAGTCTCCATGCGGCCAGATGCCGTGTAATGGCAGACGAACGCGGCGGTTGCCTCGGAAGTGAATATCTCCACCGGCAACGTCATGCGAAGGGCGTAGTTTTTCAGCAGCTTGATGTCTGGCTCCCAGTCCAGCGTCATTTCGACTGGCGCCTTTGGGTCGACAGGAAGCGGTGGCTCTTCGACCAGGACAGGCTCTTCGATCTGCTCTGGCTCGAAATCCGAAATCGGCTCACCCGCGCTGTGAGTGTTGTGTTGATCTTCTGGTTCTTGGTTATTGGTTAGTGGTTCTTGGTTAATGGTTAGGTGGCGATCCGTGCACGCTTCGTGTACGTCTGGTGCGCGCACACCCTTGCGCTTGTTCTCGCGATCAATAGCAATCTGCTTGTTCTTCTCCGCCCTTTCTTGATAAGCGGCAATCTCGTCCGCAATGCGTTCTTGCGTGTAGACCCCGTCAATCAAGGTGAAGAACTTGCTCAGGACAAATTTGACGGCAGAGATTTCTTCTTCCGATCTGGCCCAGCACCAGTCGATAGCTTCTTCAAGCGTAGGGAAGCGTTCACGGTCGTAGCACGCGTCCATGATTAACGTGTACGAACCGTGCTCAAGCATTGAGAGCCGTCCGGCCTTCTTGTGGTAGTCGCCGATGTTACGTTTGAAGTAATGCATCATTGGCGCTCCTCAGAAAAGGCATCCACGAAGCGATCCAGGGCGCCGACCGCAGTCCGGTACCGACGAAGAGCGTTGTACTCGATCTTTTTGGCGGCCCGCACACGCTCGAACTGCGCTTCGGTGAAGCTCATCACCGGAAGGAAGTCATCGTTGTACTGATCAAAGCGGCCGGATGGGCGACCGTTAGCCTTGAAAAACGTGTCGTACATCGACCTCAGTTCTGACTGAAGGGCTTTCTTGGTGTTTTGTGCGCGAAAGTGGGCAAGACCTGCTTGGGCTGTGCGCTCATAAAGTTGCTGATAAGTGAGGTTGGCCATGATCAGAACTCCAGGCGCTTGATTTCAGAGAGAAGCGCACGGCTATGGCGCTGGATGTAGATCTTGCTCAGCTGCTCTTTGCGGGCCTCATAAGGCATGCCCACATCGATCAGCGATGCGTTGACGCGCTGCAGGTGTTCAATGCAGCGGATCTCGCAGGGCGTCAGGTGGTCGCGGATAGCTTCAGTCGGGCCGATGCAGTGGGCGACCCGGTACTGCTTCGACGGCATACCCAGGGCGATGCGATTGATCAGGTCGAACTCGGTGCTGAAGTGGTAGTGCTTGATCTCTTTCCCGGCAGCCAGGCGACCATGCTTGATGGCGTCGGTCAGGGCGGGGGCTTCGAGACGAGCGCGTTCGCGGGCATGGCGGCTTTCAACGAACTCAATGCGGCCGATAACCACGGCATCGAAGGTGCGGATGACATGCAGATGGAAGCGAGCATTCACCCACATGGCGTAGGCGTAGATCAGCTCCCTCGCAACGTAGGTGCCGCCGTTGCGACCCTCAATAGTTGCCACTGGCAAACTACCCGGATTCTGGGTAGTTAATTCCAGCACCATTTCATTGAACGGTTCGGTCGCCATGAACTTGGCGGGCTCTTTGGTGCGCTTATTGGCACCGTCGGCAACTGCTGCGCGATGCAGATCGTTGAGGCAATAACGCCCCTCCTCGTCCTGCTTGATCTTGATTCCGCACAAAGCAGAGATACGCGACACGTTTTCAGAATTAACAAAACGTGTCGCGACATGGTTCGGGGTATTGATGGAGTCGCTGGTGGTGTGCATATAATCTCTCCACACATTGCTGTATCGAAAAAGCCGACCTCGTACGTCGGCTTTCTCATTTCTGGGATTCAAGCGGCCTTCACTGAGGCCTCGTACTGGGCAATCGCCACTTTGATATGGGTGATTTCCTTCATGATTCGGGCGCGCTCCACTTGGTCGACTCGACCATCGCTCAGCGCGGCGTGCGTCTCGACTGTCAGCTCGGCGAACTCCAGAGCGACACGATTCAGTGCCTGATGCAGGTCAATCGGCGCGGGTTGAACCTTGGGCACGACTGCGTAACCGAACTCGCCCGCCAAAGCTTCGAGCGGGCGCATGTCTTCGGTGTGCAGCAATAGGGCGTACAGATGCTTCACATTGAACCAGGCGCCGTCGTAGTTCGCGTTGGCACGCTGAAGCAGGCTCACTGGCGGCATGCACATCAAGGTCGCAAGGTTCTTGGTGTTCGCCTCTTCAACGGCTACGTCACACGCCCTCAGAAATTCTTGCATTCCTAAAACCTCTAATTTGTTTATGTGGCTGCGTGCCATCACGAGTTGCAAAATGTGTCCATCAACTGATCAGGGACGCATCCATGACCGACTCTTCCGAACTTCAAGGCGAGGTAGCCGCCCTTTGCTGCTTGGTGGTTGCCTTGGCTTCCACCCTTCCCTTGTCGTCTCAACTCAGGCTTTGGCCTGCGTTTGAAAGGGTTGCCGGTCCGTTACGGGATCGGCTTGGTCGTGAAGAGCTGCGAGGGTTTGAGCGGGCGACTGCTTCGCTCAGTTCGCAGCGGGTTGTGGGTTAGGCGGCGGACTTCTTTGGGTGAGCTTCCGAGAGCAGCCAAGACGGCTGGAATGGTTTTCCATTCGCAGCAGCCAGAGCGGCAATTCGTTCGGCATAGCGCGTCTCACCGGTGTATTCAGTGCGCGGCAAACAGTCAGCTGTAAGCCACTTGTAAACAGCTCGAGGTGACTTTCCGCAGGCCAGCGCGACAGCTGGAACACCCCCAGCGTCATCGATAGATTTCTTGAGCGGCCGCATAAGGCCTCCGAGTCAATTATGAACTTACAGTACATATTATGTCGGAACTGAAAGTACATGCAAGGGCATGCGATATTGAACCTATGGTTCAAATAGAAGAGATTCGCGCCGCGTTCGCCTCCCGCCTTAAGAAATCAGTTGCCGCCAAAGGCATTGATCAATGGGGCGCGGGCGCTCGCCTCGCTGAAGTTGCCAAGGTCACGCCGAAGGCTGCTAGCAAATGGCTGAATGGGGAGTCCATCCCTGGCCCCGCCAAGATGCAGGCGATCGCATCCTTTCTCGGCGTGAAGATCGAGTGGCTGCAACATGCCTCTGGCGAGGGTCCTGACTTGTCAGTGAGCCCAGCTGCGCCTGAGCAGGCGCCCACTGCCGCCGATAAAATCCGCGAAATGCTGGCGGGCAAGAGTCTCGGTAACGACAAACTGCAAAAGCTGCTAGCCATCGCAGAAGGCGACGATGCTGAAGAGGCTGGTGGCGTACTTGTGCGAGACGCCTACAAGCCCGGAAAGGTCGGCGATGAGGTCTGGATCGCGCATTACGACATACGTGGAGCTATGGGTGATGGCGAGGTCAATCACGACTTTCCCGAAATGCTTCAGGACGTGCGCATTAGCCCCTCCCAGCTCCGGGCCATGGGTGTCGAATTCAAAGAGCACTACCACCTGAAGATTATCACCGGCTGGGGTCAGTCGATGGCGCCGACCATAAAGCACGGCGATCCATTGCTGGTGGATATCAGCATCAAGGACTTCGTCGGCGACGGGATCTACTTCTTTTCGTACCAAGGCTTTCAGTACATCAAGCGCTTGCAGATGAAAGGGAAGGACAAGCTCAAGATGATATCGGACAACCGGAAGCACAAAGCCGAGGACATCTTCATAGATGAAACCTACATACAGTCTCGGGTGCTGTTGGTGTGGAACGCTAATTTAGTTTAGTGATATTCCGCCGTAGACGACTCAATGGGAGCCCCTCCATGCCTCTCACCAAGCCCAACCAAGAGCTGCGCCGCGACCTGAAAGAGGCTGTAGCCCTGCTCGGGTTATGAGGCTGTGATTCGATCGCGGCAGGAAGGGTCATGTCGCGGTCCTTGTAAGCATTCTCTTACAAGACGAACGGCTAATCTCTTCAGCAGTTACTCAGGGTGAAACCTTCAGGTTCGATTACACTCGAATCGGGTACGCGACACGTTTTCGTAAATCTAATTTCGTGTCGCGCGATTTCATTTGACTTAGGTAGCACGCTGTTGATAATCGCGCTCCGGTTTCAGTACAAAATTTAACGCCCGCAGGGAGGTAATCATGTCCATCAGAGCAACAGCTTCGACTTTGATAGTCACGGCTTTGGCATTGGTGGGGGATTATTCCGCGATCCAGCCTGTGGGGCATGCGCATGCAAGTCATGAAGCAACCCATAGGCACCCCAAGGTTCGCGATTTGCGGCAAACCATTGCTGAGCTGACCAAAGGCTGGCAGGAGCTCGATTCAATCTACACCGAGGCTCTCAGGCTCGCCTACGACTCCAATACGTTTGATGACAAGCGATTCCTCCGCAACATGGAACTGCTAAGTGCCACTCGAACTCTAGAGTCGTCCCTAAAAGCTGCAGTTGTGCCGACCGAGCTTTCCTCCGACCATCTGACCCTCCGCCGCGCGATTGCCAAAACACGAACTCGCCTGGCGATGCTAGACAGCTTCTATAGGCAATTCTTTGTCGTTCCGGAGGAGTTTGAGAGCGCAGCATCTCCTGCAGGGCTCAGGGCTCTAGCTGACCATACTACTAGAAGACTCAGCGAGCTCGCCTAAGGGATAAAATGGCTGTCGAGGTGTATTTCCATACAGGGACGTTTACAGAATTTTTCCACCCGATTGACCTCAAGCACCCTGGGCTTTCAACCATCCTCAAATCTGAATTTACTCGCTATATCGAGTCGGGCAGAGAGGTGCTTCCGAGTATCTTCGGTAAAGATACTGCTTATATGCAGCCGCCTCAGGCCGTTCAAGCTTGTTTGATGCATATCCACATAAAGATTCCACCCGCACAATTCCCTGAAAACCTTCCACGCAACCAGCGAACGTGCTCTAGGGGTAAGCCAAACGAAGATGCTGCCTTGGTTTATGTGCCGGGCGAGCTGGAGGAGGACAGGTATTTAATACTAGCCTTTCTCTGGCCGGATGCTCATGGTAAAAGCCGGGACAGAGCAACAATGAAATACCTGGCTCGCCTCGCAAAAGATTGGCGCGACAGAAATTAGATCAAGCCCGGCCATGTGCCGGGCTTTTCGTTTCCGTCCTTCAGATCCCTGCATCACCCCCTACCCCTCGCAGGCATTGACCTGCAAATAACGTAACGGCCTGCTGATTTTCGGTCGCCCTGCACCCCATCGAAGCCCGCCGAGCGCGGGCTTTTTTGTGATCATCAGAACGGTGCGGGCTCTTCGGCGGACATGAATTCGTCTTGCGCTTCAACCTGATGAGCGTCCCCAGGTGACGGTTCCCACCTCAGCGTGACTGATTCATTCTCGTCATTGAACGTCATTTCTATCCCGTCCACCTCAGATAGTACGCTCATCACCTCCTCCCACTCCCTCTCACCATCCGTGTCGAGCCGATGGATCGTCACCCAGCGCTGAACCTGCGCAACCGGGTGATTGATCATATTTGACACTCGAAGGTTAAGCCGCTCGATACCTGTCAGCTCAACTCGTTGCTGCTCTTTTTGTTGCTGCATCACGCCCATGCATTGCTCCTTGAATGCTGTACATCCATACAGTTTTGCGAAGGATAGCGAACCATTGGTTCGCGGTAAATCCCCCTGCAGGCAATCGCGCGAAATCCTACAAATGCGTACTTTCTGAAAATTATGTACTTTTGGTGCTTGACCCAATGTGAACCTATAGTTCATATTTCACCCATCGCAGCGACACACAGCCACTGCGAAGGGCCGAGAGGCCTCGGGCAACCGGAACGCTCTTTAAAAGTCAGCGCAATACAGAAATACCAACAGACCGCATTGCCTCTACCGGCGACCGGCGATCAGACGGGTCAGATAGCCCGCCCACGACAGGAACACCCTGTACGGCTGATCGATGGTGAAACGCCTTAACCGAGTGAGTGACCCGGCAAGCAATGCGCCCCGCGAATCCCAGCGGATGAAGGGAGATTCAGAGAATACCGGCCCGCCGAATGTGGGTCGGATGCTCTCCAGGTGGCCCTACTCAGGACCACGCGGAAAGCAGGAGAGCGAAGTGAGACGACTTATTTGCAAAGCCATCTATTGGCTGATTGAGCCCTTGCTTGATCTTATCGAGCAGGGACGCCGCGAGCGGAGTATCCGTGAAGCCACTCGAATGACGCCTGAAGAAGCTAGAGCGTCAGGTGTGTTCCGCCTTACAGAAACTCCACTGGATTCGGTTGAGGGCTCTTTTGCGACTCAAAAGGCCTAGCGAAAACTGAGTGGATGATTCCACATTCGCCGCAGCTTGCGATCAGGATGTTTTTGCTGCCTGGAGCGGGCTGGATCGCGATATTGCCAAGCCCTTCGACTCCGCATGCAGAGCATTTCGGTTTTGCAGCTTCCATGTTGTTGCCTCAATGGTTGTAGGGACTGGAGAGGCTAGCACGGCCCGGCGTGGGTAAATATCCGGGCACCTATTTACTGATGCCGCTTCGATGAGGCGGCATTGGAAATCAACGGAGGTGAGAGATGGCCTACTACAAGACAAGCGATGCCGGAGTTTTGGCAGCGTGGAAAGCGTACATGGAAAGCGCAGATCGCTTGCAGGCGCTGGGTGATGAATTCGCCAAGCGCTATGAAGGCGCCTCTGCTCTTTTCTCAACCTGCATCCACAGCGGCCGGAACTTCTACGGGCTCAAATTTAACCCGCCGATGCCGCAGCCGCTTTGGACCAAGCCAGACCCGAAAGCAGAAGGGGCTCAGTTCCCACGCCAGAGCTTGCCGTCCGGTTTCAAGGGTGACGAGCGCAAAGCGCTGAAGGATGAGCTGACAAAGCTTCAGGATGGCTTCAAAGAACACAGGCCCAAGGAAAAGGCTGATCTTCAACCGTTTATGGATGCTATGGGGCTCGGCGGCGGCGCGCTGTTCTTCTCCAGCTATAAGCACGTCGCCAAGGACGATTGCATCTATGTCAGCACCTCGGCCAAGCCGTCGGATGTGATGACGGAAATCCTTGGCAGCGAGTTTGAAGCAGCCGAAAAAGCCAACTGAACAACCAGCGCCACGACAGCATGTCGTTAACTGCCCGATCTTTCTTGCCGGCCCGGATCTCGTACCCCTGGCAAGACCGCATCGGAGATCGCTCGGCCTTCTGTCGTGATAGCAGGGTGGCCACCTTGTCCTGAGCTGGTGCGATCAATAGCGCCTTGTGAAGACGGACAACACTCGGAGGGATTCGAGCGATCTCCGATGCGGACGATTCTGCACCGCGCAACGCGGCCCCCTGCATCAACCCTCACGTATTGGAGACTCGCCGATGAACTTCGAGCGGAAAGTGATTATCACGCTGGCCGCGCACGAAGCGTGCCTCCAGCAAATAAAGCGCCTGACACGCGTCATTGGAAGTTGCATTAACAAGTGCCAGAGCGGCTACGACGAAATCGGCCCTCGGCCTAATGGGCTGGCTGAGCTCATGCCCTGGCCGAACGGCAACCATCACGAAATTCTGCACGACGAGCAGAACCGCCGGAAGACGCACATCTGGAAAGCCTTTCAGCACCGCGAGCCTTCTAGCTGCGGATACGGAATGGTCGGCCTGGCGGTAGACGAGATTGCCGACTTCCTCGCTGACGAAGGTTGCGTGCATTGCACCAGGGCATGGCACTTCATTCGAGAGCGCAAGAAGGCCCGGAAAGACCTCGGGCACTTCCGGCTTTCAATTCGCGGCCTTGGCAAGTCGGCACTCAAGAAGATGTTGCCGCAAGGGTAACCGCAAGAGGCTGCATCGGAATGTCGGCGCCCCATGAAAAAAGCTGATCCAGGCCAACTGTTTGTATGCGAACGGGCGGACGTAGTTAGGCATCTTGGTCAGGACCGACATTCCAATGCAGCTTCGACAGGTGGCCACTGCCTTCCCAGTGAGCGAACGAAAGGAGTCACTGCCATGAAGCGCTAACCCGCCGTTGCCGAGCAACAGCATACCCAGCCACTACAGTGCTGGGCGCTTGGACCGACGAGAGAATATCGGTTCCGGAGAGCGCGCTTTGTCAGCGCCCCGCAGCGGGCATGGCCCACAGGATCTGCTGGTGACATCAGCACCGGACAAGTAACCGGTACCGCAGGCGAGTCCGAGGGCGTAGCTGGCCAGACTTGACGCATCCGGGAAGCGCCGGCGCCTGCACCCCCTTTCCCCGACACCACCCGCATGCACTCCCCTCCGCGCCCAACGGCAACCAGCGGAATGGATGAGTGCAGCCGAGTTTTGTTGGATCAACACCGCCACTCTGGAGGCGAACATGCACCCAAGCATTCAAAGCCGACGCGAAGTTCTTTCAGGGCTTCGCCAGCGCTCTCAAATCGCAACTGCTGACTTCTACCGGTTGGCCGGAATCAGCGAGCCGGTGCGTGCGCCTCGCTTTCTGGTGTCGCCAGCCGGCCTCGCTTTCTTCCATATCATCGATAGCCGCACCGGCAAGGTGAAGGGCTTTCGTCGCGACCATAACGCTGCCTGCGCCTTTGCGCGAAAGCTCGAACAGGAGTAGATGCCATGACCGACTTTCTCAGCACTCCAGAAGGGCCTGACTGGCTTCACGATGCAATCAACGCACTGATCTGCGGCGAGAACGTGACCGCGCCGCGCTCCCATGGCAAAGCTGTTTCCCTGGTCACTCCGCAATCGTTGTGGGAGGCGGTCGCCGAGCATCTTGGGGCGCAAGAACACATCGCCCCGCTACTCACCGACAACCGCGAATACCCGATTGAGCGAATGCTGTGCGAGGTCATTGCCGACGGCCGCCGTGTGCATGGCAAGGCCTTCGATCTGGCATGTGAGGCGCTAGGCCAGTCGAAGCATGGCCACCCTACCGCGCTGCATGACGTTGCCGAAGCGCTGATCAGGCCTTGGGCCAATGAATTTGGCCGTGCTCGCGCAGATGAATTGGCAGCAGATGAAGCGGCCTGTCGAGCAGAGCAGCGCAAGGCTGATGCGGCATGACCGCCTACCAACGCGCCAAGCGCTTCTGGTTCTGGCGTGGCTCTGCCATCGCCCTTCTCTTTTTCACTGCCTGGATGCTGGCAAGCGCTTACTCCGGCCAGATCACTCAATAACCCCACACTTTCAAACGCTGCGTGCATCGCGGCAAGGAATCCTCATGTCCGCAGAACAGCAACTGGCGATCCTGCCAGCCAAAGAAGTAGCCCTGGCAGTGTTCAGCGCGCCTAACGGCCTTGATCCATACCTGCAGAGCGTCCGGGAAGAAATCGACAAGTTCAACGCCTCGGCGCCCGACGTGAAAACCAAGAAGGGCCAGGCCGCGTACCGATCGATTGCATACGACCTCGCCACATCGAAAACAAAGCTCGACGCCATGGGCAAAGAACTGGTCGCCGAACTGAAGGATGTCCCGAAGAAGATCGACGCCGAGCGTAAGCGTGTTCGAGAGTTGCTTGGAGCATGGCAAGAGGAAGTCAGGAGGCCGCTGACTGAATGGGAAACGGCTGAGGCTAACAAGAAACGAGAGATAGAAGCCTGGGTTGGCGAGCTTCGTCTTGACCCGCAAATCATCAGCACCGCCGATTCCGAATACCTGAAAATCAGCATCGGAGCCTTTGAGGGCATCGTGATCGACGGCGATTGGCTGGGCGAGCACGAAGCTGAGGCGCTTCGATTGAAAGCTGACACATTGGCCATGCTGCGGACTGCACTTGAAAAGCGTACCAAGTACGAAGCCGAGCAAGCCGAACTTGTCCGGCTGCGCGCTGAGGCTGAAGCACAGGCCCAGCGTGATCGGGAAGCTCAGATCGCCCGAGAGGCAGAAGAGCGAGCTCGACGCGAAGCCGAGCAGCGCGTCCAGGCCGAGCGTGATGCAACAGCCAAGCGTGAAGCTGAGGCAAAGGCTGCCGCAGATCGCCGGGAACTGGAGCTGAAATTTGCCGCCGAGCAGGCGGAAAGAGCCGCTGCCCAGGCTGCGCGGGAAAAGATCGAATCAGAACAGCGCGCAGCTCAACAAAAAGCTGATGACGAACTGCGCCACCAGCAAGCCATCGCCCAAGCCGAAGCGGATCGAATCGCCGCAGAGCAGCGCGCCGAACAAGAGCGAATTAACTCGGAAGCGCGCCAGGCAGAAGCCGCAGAGCGAGCCCGTCTCGCTGAAGTCGCCCGCCAGAATGCAGCAGCTGACGAGATCCTGCGCCAAGCAGCAGCCCGCGAGGCCGACAAGGCTCACAAGATGAAAATCAACCGTGCTGCGCTGGACGCCTTCGTCGCTGGCGGGATGCCAGAGGAATGCGCCAAGCAGGCTGTCGTCCTCATCGCTCAGCGCAAGATTCCTGCCATCACCATTCAATACTGAGGCCGCCATGAACGAGATCATACAGATGCCAGCACGGGAGGCCTCAGGACTCACCGCGGCGGAAACACACCGCTTCTCGGCGGTCGAGATTCGCCAGCGAGTGAACCTGGTGCAAGAAGTGATGCAAGGCATCATGAAGCGTGAAACCCACTACGGCACCATCCCAGGCACTCAAAAGCCAACCCTGTACAAGCCCGGCGCCGAAGTGCTTTGCGTGACCTTCAGGGTTGCCCAGGAATACAAGATCGAAGACCTGTCTGTGCAAGGAGTGGCTCGCTACCGGGTCACCTGCGTGGGTCGCCATCAGATTTCCGGCGTAGCCCTCGGCGAAGGCGTTGGCGAGTGCTCATCCAGCGAAGAGAAATACAAATGGCGAAGCGTGATCTGCAAGGCAGAGCTCGACGCCACCCCGGAAAACCTGCGCCGGAAAAAGTACTACAAGAACGGCAACACCGCCGACCAGATCCGCACCGAGCCGGCAGACCTGGCGAACACCATCCTCAAGATGGCATGCAAGCGCGCCATGATCGCCATGACGCTCAACGTCACCGCAGCCTCGGACATCTTCACGCAAGACATCGAAGACCTGCCGGAAGAGCTGCGGCCACAGGAGTCGACGCAGTCGGGAAACCAAAAGCCCACCCCGGCACCGCACGACCCAGCGCTGGCTGAGCATTGGATTGCCCAGGCCAATGCAGCAGCCACACCGGAAGCCCTGACAGAGGTTTGGAAGGCAGGCGTATCGGCCATCAACGAAGTCAAAGACATGACCTCTTACGAGGCATTCAAGGTGGCTGTTGGAGCTCGCGGTGTAGCACTGAAGCCCGCCGAAACGAAACCTGAGCCAGTGGCTGACGCCGAAACAGTCGGCGATGCAGGCGCAGACGAAGAAGTCGAATTTGAGGAGGTGTCAGCATGATTATCGTAAATTGCGCCCAGGGCTCAGAGGCTTGGCACCAGGAGCGGGCCGGCGTTATCACCGCCAGCATGTTCGGCGACGCCCGAGCTCGCCTGAAGTCAGGCCCAAACAAGGGCGAGCCTACTGCCAAGGCTTTGGATTACGCATTCCGCCTTGCCGTTGAGCGGATCGGTGGCAAGCCGCTGGATAACGGCTTTGAAACCTGGCAAATGCGCCGGGGGCACGAACTGGAACCTGAGGCGAGGATGGAGCACGAAATCCAGACTGGCCTGATGGTTACTCAGGTGGGGCTGGTCAAGACCGATGATGGTGTGTTCGGAGCCAGTGCCGACGGCTTCATCGGCGAAGATGGCGGCGCAGAATACAAGTGCTTCCTCGCACCGGAAAAGCTCCGCTCGTTCCACATCGACAATGATGCCAGCGAAATCATGGACCAAGTCCAAGGCTGTATGTGGATCACCGGGCGCAAATGGTGGCACATCGGGATGTACTGCCCGGACCTGAAGGTGGTTGGTCGCCAGCTCTGGTGGAAAGAGTTCCAGCGCGATGACGACTACATCGAAAAGCTCGAAGAAGACCTTTGGCAGTTCAAGCTCCTGGTTGACGGCTATGAGGAGATACTGCGGAGTAAAGCCGCATGATCAGCAACCACCTCAGTCTGGTCGAGCAGCTTCGACCCAAGGCAAATGAACTGGCGGCCCAGGTCGAGCGGTACCTGGCCGCTGGCGGCAAGATCGAAGAAGCCGAGCCCTACAACTACAAGCCCAAGCCGATCAGCTACAGCAATCAAATGCCGCCGGCGCCCAAGCCATTTGTTCGGCGCCGGGTTGAAGCGCCTCCCCCACCACCAACTGCATTCGATGCCCGCCAGCAGGCGCGCGAAAGGCTGGTCGATCAAGTCCGTGGGTTGAGCAGCAAGCATACCCAAGTGGAAGTTGCGGCAGCCGTCGGCATCAGCAGGAAGGCTATCTACAACATCGCCAAAGAGCATGACATCACATTCCAGCGCCCAACCCGGGGCGGTGCGAATGACGCGCTGCGCAAGGAGCAAGCAGATGCCAGAGATGCGAAGTATGCCGAGCGGATCAGGGCCTTCCTGGAGCTTGGAATCTCCCGGCGCCAGTGCTGCGGAAAGCTGGCCATCGGCAATAAAGCCTTCGAGCGAATCATTGCCGCCCACGGCATCGACTACCCGAAAGCACGTCAGGGCAGAACCTCATGCGCCGCATAGCTCGAGTCCAACAACGCAAACGACAAACTTGGCTGGCATTGCCGGCCAGTGGGATAGAAGAGGTAGGTCATGGCGATGACAGATCAGCAGCGATCGGCCAAAGCTGCGTTAAAGCGTGCTGCGCTCAGCGAAGAGGAGTTGAGGTTGCGCGTTCCACCCAGTACACGCCATGCGCTGGCCGAGCTGATGGAGTGGGCCGGGATTACTGAGCAAGGCGAGGCGCTGACATTGATGATTCATCATGTCCAAGACCTGGGCCCGGAAGGCGTTGTGCGGTTTATTGGCTCGCGCCACAAAATCGAAAATAGCCAAAACGTGGCGCGCATTGCAGACAGTGCACCGATCAGGTTCGGCGCCAGGCCGGGCACCTTGGCAGCACTGGATGACTTGGTGAAATGGACTGGTGCACACGATCAAAGCGCAGCGATGAGGCTGATAATTCCCGCCCTTCACGAGGTCGGACGTGAGCAGGCCATTTGCTTCCTAAAGCCGCCACCGCGACAAAAATACGAAGTGCCCGAGCCCATGGCGCGAAAGCTTGAGCTCGCCTACAGGCGTGAAGCCCTGCGCATCTGTCGTGACGAATAATCCTGCCTCGACTATGAAGCTGGAGCGGTGCTCAATGCCTGTGTATGAGCATCACTCATCACTTGAATGGCATTTGATACATGCGGGTGCCCTACCCAGCGATATGGCGCATTACCCAACAAGCCCGCCGCCGCGTCATCCAGCAGAGTTTTAACATCGAGTCCGCTGGCAATGGCCGCGCCAATGATGGCTACCAACGCCTGCTCTAGCGCAACTTCGCGATCTGTAATCATCCGGATTTACTCCATTTGCCTGAATACCGGGCGGAAAGAAATACTCCAAAAATATTAAACCAATGTCTACAACCTCTAACTTTGAGAAAACTCAACAAAATGTCGCATCCGGTCACGGAGGGCGGCGCCTACCCGGAGATAACCTTGACCCCACAATTCGAAAGCCCCAACGGGCTATGGCGGCGTCTTGGTTACGCCGTTGAGCGTGGGCCGCGCGGAGCTCGGACGATTCGCCGCCCAGACGGATCGGAAGTGGGCATCGATAGCGAACGCGGACGCCACGTTGGAGAGATTGAAGCGGCGCGGCAGGAGCTGGCGTGCCTACCCCATAGTCAGGGTGAGTGCCAGGCTGCGCAGTTCGACATCGCCTACTGAGTCGAACCAAACAAAAAAGGCACCCGCTAAGCAGGTGCCTCTCACCGGATTAAGCAGGGAAGTGCCCCGCTCCGGCAATTCAAAAAATACCCCACTTCAACGAATCACGCCAGCCGGCGAGGTCAACATGAAACTCAACGAACACGTTGAGGCCCTGGCGGCCTCTGGCGCGCTTTTCGTCGCCAATCATTCAGGCGGCAAGGATTCCCAGGCCCAGCTCATCAAGTTGCTTGAGGTGGTGCCAGCCGCTCAGATACTTGTGATCCACGCCTCGCTCGGGGCGATGGAATGGCCTGGTGCAATGGAGCTGGCACGCGATCAGGCTGCTGCTGCCGGTCTGCCTTTCATTGTGGCCACCGCGACCAAAACGCTTCTGGAAATGGTAGAGCGCCGTTTTGAGGGTCGCCCCGAGGTACCGAGCTGGCCATCGGCATCGACGCGTCAATGCACCAGCGACCTCAAGCGTGGACCAATCCAGCGCGAGGTGCGTCGGTTCGCCAAGGCCAACGGATACAAGGTGATCGTCAACTGCCTGGGATTGCGCGCTCAGGAATCGCCAGGACGAGCCAAGCGAAAGGAGTTCAGCCATATGAGGATCAGCAACAGCGTGAACACCTGGTACGAGTGGCTGCCCGTTCACGACCTGTCCACAGTCGAGATATTCGACACCATTGAGCAGGCAGGCCAGAAGCCGCACTACGCCTATGCTCTGGGCAACGATCGTTTGAGCTGCGTGTTTTGCATCATGGCCAGCAAGAAGGACCTGGCCACGGGAGCCGCGCATAACCCAGGCCTGCTGAAGCAGTACGACGCCCTTGAAAAGCGCACCGGCTACACCATGCACATGAGCCGAATTCCTCTGGCCGAGCTGTCGGCCTAACCCATCCCAACAACTACGAATCACGCCAGCCGGCGAGGCAGGCGCGCACCTGGAGGCAATCAATGTCTACCCCCCCCCTTCGCATCAAGCGGATTGACCTGTCGCGCCCACGCATCCGTCGGCGCGTCCTGCGGGCTCTCAAATCCAGCTACAGCCTAACTGGCGGACCGATCACAAGAGCCTGGCTGTGCACTCCCGGCACTCTGGTATTCAAGCTTGGCGAATGGCGCGGTCACTACAACGCCAAGAACGAATGGGTGCCGCTATGACACCTCATGAATTCATCGAGAAAAATGTGCACGACGAGCTGGTTAAGCAGGGATTCAAAGAGGGGATTTGCTTCTCGGTATCCCGCCACGCTGTCGACTATTACCGCCAGCGCAGCATGTTCAAGAAGAACGTCATTGCAGATGTTCTGGCCTGGTCGAAGAAGCAGGCTAAAGAGTTGTCGCGGTAACCCTCCCTCGCATATTGAAATTCAAGTCGCCCAGTGATCGTCGACGAACTTCTCGGCCGCCTTTATTCCCGAGTGAAGCGCCTCCTCATACGTCGGCCAGCTTCCAAAAATCACATCGTACACAACCAGCTGGCTATCAGTAGGCCTATCGGGCTGCTGGTCAGGAGAAATGAAGATCCTCTGGTAATTTCCCCTTACCGAAAAAGAGATGAGCAAATTTTCTTCTCGATAGGAGTGGATGTAGGAAGGCCAGGTTTCACTCATAAATCGCTCCTTGATCCGGCCTTATGCCGGATTATCAATCAATAGCCCACATATCCAATTCACGCCACCGCCCGGGCATGACCCGGCATAGGACGCCCCATGCCCCCAGAAAACAAACCGGCGAGCACGTTCATCGTGCTTAGCCTGAAACACACCCATCGCCGCCATAAGGCAATCACGCTCTGGCGAGCAGACGACAGTGGCTACTGCTGGAAGCTTTCCAGCGCCGGAGCTTATGAAGAAGCCCGGGTGCTGGAGCATCTGGGCTACTACAACAGCGGCTGCTCGAACGTTGCAGTGCCTGCGGATCTGGTGGAACGGCTCTCCTGCGAAGTCGAGTACGACACTAAGGAGTTTGGGATTTGTCTGCCAAACAATGCCGACACCTGGGCGCAATTACTGGCCTGCGTGATCCGCCCTACCGATTACGAGCCGAAGCCGGAATATCGCGGCTGTCGCTACAAAGAAAACAGCCTGTGGATCAAGCGTAAGCGGTGTGAGCAGGTCAATCAGGCCATCCGCATCATCGCCGACCACGGCCGCCGGTTCTTCTACAGCCAGACCGTGAATCGCTACGCCAGCATGGAAGTCGACGCACGCGGCAAGGTCTGGTTCATCGACGATTACAGCGGCAAGCGCATTTTCACGCATGAAACGGTGCGGGGTGGTCGGTGGCGCGGATTCAGCCACGGCGGAACGCTGCGCAGTCTGGTCGAAGCCCTCCGTGATTACATTTGCACCGGCACTCCGCTGAACCCCGGCTATCTAGGGCCTGAACGGTTCGATGACAGCAACATCTGGGGTTATGACGAAGCGGGCATGAAGGCTGTGCGCGAGCAGGCAGGCGCCCTTCCCGTTTTTCGTCAGCCCAAGCCAGTTGTGGATGCCCATGATCTGGTATCGATGGAGATTGCAGGATGAGGAACATCAAAACGCGCGAAGGTTTCGAGTTCTGGGACAAGGTAAATGCGCTACCACACTACGCCTTCCTCCTTTCGCCATCCGGCAAGTCAGTGCAGAAGTTCGAAGACAAGGCCATGGGCAACTGGATCGACGTGCACGAAGCACAGAAGATCGTTGACCAGGCGCAGGATCGGATCAGCGAACTACGCGACGAACTTGGTGCGGCGAAAGGTGAATACGATCGGGCGGTGAACAAGCTGGACGACCTGCAGCTGCGCCTGAGCGCAGCGGATCAGCGGATTGATGACTTCGCCGGCGGCGAATGCGAGTGGCACCGTGAAGCTGACAGCGGCATCTGGAACAGTGGCTGTGGTGAGACTTGGTCATTCCACGAGGACGGCCCGGAAGAGAACGGCATGAACTTCTGCCATTCGTGCGGAAAGTCGCTGGTGGTTGCGTGCGATGAGGAAGAGCCGGACTCGGATGACGACTGGCGCATGAACCCGTGCAAGCAAGGGCACCGCGATGTCGGAGCGGCCGGCAGCGTTGCGCACTGCTACCAGTGCGACGAGAAGATCGAAGCAGCTACCACGCAAGAAGCCTTCGAACGCTGGAACGCCACCCACCCCAAGCAGTAACCCCCTCCCCCTTCAAAGTCAGCCGCTATAGCGGCAAGGAATCCGCATGTCTGAGATAAAGGAACGGCCGATCTTGTTCTCGGCCCCGATGGTGCGCGCCATCCTGGAAGGCCGGAAGTCAGTCACGCGGCGGGCACTAAATGAACGAGCGCTGAAGAACATTGGTTACGGCGTTCAGCTCGGCGAATGCCACGAACTGCCAACCGAAGGCCCGCTGCACCCTAACAGCGTCGGTTACTACAACGACTTCTGCCCCTTTGGCCAGCCAGGTGACCGGCTTTATGTGCGCGAGACGTTCAATCGCACCAACCCAGGTGGCGCGGAGGGCGTTTATTACTATCGCGCTGATGGGGAGTTCCCAAAGTGCATCGGCGGTGGGAAGTTCACCGACGTCGAATCATGGAAGCCTTCGATTCACATGCCTCGCACGGCCAGCCGAATCCTGCTGGAAATCACTGCCGTCCGCGTCGAGCGGTTGCAGGACATCACGCCAGAACAGGTAACCGCTGAAGGCGTGAGCACCCGCGGCGAAGCAATGTGGGGAAGTCGATGGTGGGTAGATGCGCCTGAGCAGACTATCGAAGACGCTCGGAAGGACTTCGCTGATCTTTGGACTTCCACCGGTGGCGACTGGGACGCGAACCCTTGGGTCTGGGTCGTCGAGTTCAAGCGGGTGACGCCATGAGCCTGCGCGAAAGGATCATCCAGTACATGAGCGGCGTGCCGGGCTCACGCGGATGGTTCTGCACCTGGTGGTTTCGGTTCCACATCGAGCCTTTCACCACCAGGCAGATCCGCCAAGAACTGGAAAGCATGAAGCGCGACGGTCTGGTCGAGTCTGACCATAGTCAGAGCAACAACACCAAATGGAAGCTGACACAGCAAGTAGCGGAGGTGACCCCATGATCGCCCTCGCCTGGTTCGTCTGCGTGTACTGCTACAAGGGGCCTAAGTGATGAGCGCTGCAGCGAAAGTCCTCGACCCTTGCAGCGCCAGCCGAATGATGTGGTTCGACAAGAAGGATCAGCGCGCACTGTTCGGCGACATCCGTGACGAGCAGCACCTGCTTTGTGATGGCCGGGTATTGAAGGTTGAGCCGGACGTGCTGATGGACTTCCGCCAGTTGCCCTTCGATGACGGCGTCTTCCGGATGGTGGTGTTCGACCCGCCACACCTGACCCGCGCCGGCGTCGACAGCTGGATGCGCGCCAAGTACGGAATGCTCACTTCCGACTGGCGTGAAGACATCCGCAAGGGGTTCAACGAGTGTTTCAGGGTTCTGGAGCCCGAGGGGATCCTGATCTTCAAATGGAATGAAACTCAGGTACTGGTCAGCGAGCTGTTAGCTCTCACCGACGAAAAGCCCCTGTTTGGCCACAAGTCCGGCAAGCGTGAAAAGACGCACTGGATCACGTTTATGAAACGCCGGTAAGGGTTCGTCCCGCCAGCCACTTCAGGGGAGAAAGCGTGTACGCAACTGGCGAGGCGAACCAATAGACCTTAGCTCGCCTGTTCAGCCTCCCTCTCACCCTTCATCCGATTTCACAATCCATCTACAAGTCTGCCGGTGAACGGCGGGCGAGGAGTCTCTATGTCCGAAAATAAGCACACGCCAGCACCGTGGAGCATCGGCGACTACCAAGGTCCGTGCGAAAGCAGCGACCTCGTATATGGCGCGCCGCTGCCTCATGGCCACTTTTCAATTTGCTCGCTGACCGGGTATTTCCCAAGGGAGCAGCGAATGGCCAACGCCAAGCTGATTGCCGCTGCGCCGGATCTGTTAGCTGATCTGCGGGAAGCAGCCAGCACCCTACGCCGCTACGAAGCCTTGCATCGCGACAAAGGCACCGACGAGAGCACGGCAAAAGCCGAGGTCAATGCTGCGCTCGCCTCGCGGTTCGAGACCACCATCGCCAACGCCACCCAATAACCACCTTCTGCCGCCACGCGCGGCATGGAGCAACACAATGGCAGCAGCCGAAAAACTGGCCGATGAGTCCGGCCATGACAAGGTCACCGAAAAGCGGATGGCCGAACTGCTGGGCACCACGCCGAAAGCCCTGCAGCGCAAGCGAGAACGTAACATCATCCCGGCCGGCGTCTGGTCGAAAATCGACGGACGAATCATGTACAGCAAATGGAGGTATGACGAATGGCTAGAGAGCCAATGGAGCTGCCCACCGGAGTTGAGTTTGTCGGGAAGTCGATCAGGATCAGGTTCTCCTGGAACAAGAAACGGCACTGCGAAACGCTCCCTCTCCCGCAAACCCCAAAAGGAATCGCAGCAGCCGAGGCTTTACGTTCTCAAATAACGCAACTGGCCAAGCTGGGAGTCCTCACCCCTGAAAAGTACCGGGAGCTATTCCCAAACAGCCGAAGCGACTCGACTGGGCAGATGCCGATCTTTTTCGACTATGCCCAGGACTGGTTGAACAGCCTCCAGATCGAGGACAGCACGCGGAAGAACTACCGAAGCACCATGCAAAATTACTGGGTGCCACACCTGGCCGAGTACCCCCTCGACAAAATCACGCCGGTGCTGATGCGCAAAATCGTCAACGGGATCACGTGGACATCGCCGATCCGTAGAAAGGGTGCCATCCGGCTCGTTACCAGTCTGCTAACCCAGGCTGTGAACGATGAACTGATCCTGAGAAACCCGGCCAACTCCATTCCACCGACGAGAGTTGTTAAGCGCGAGATCGACCCGTTCAGTCGAGAGGAGGCGGACGAGTTGATCGCCAAGCTCTACGAAGTGACGAGCGGTTTGCAATCAATTTATGCATGTTTTTTTGAGTTTTCTTTCTATACAGGAATGCGTCCAGGAGAGGCGATGGCCCTGCGCTGGAGCGAGGTTGATACGCGATCGAGGCGCGCCAAGGTTTGTCGTATCAGGCTGTACGGCAAGATCAAGGAAAGAACGAAGACGAAGGTGTCGCGGGAAGTTTTATTGAACGATCGCGCGTTGCAGGCGCTCGAAAAAGCCAGACCTCTTACGGCGGCGCGCTCTGATTACGTTTTCGCGCCGGAAGGTTCGGGTGAAAGATCAGAGCTGTACATCCGTTCCGAGACAGGGGCTAAGCGCTATTGGTTGGCAGCGCTACGCAAGGCGGGAATCCGTTATCGCCGGATGTACGACACCAGGCACACCTACGCAACGATGTGCCTGATGTCCGGGATGAATCCGGCATTCATCGCCGCGCAGCTTGGACACAGCGTTCAGGTATTGCTTTCAACCTATGCCAAGTGGATCAGTTCTTCGAGTGATTTCGCGGAGCTTGAAAAGCTGGATTTGCCGAAAAACGGTACAAAATTGGTACTTGATTCGAGGTAAATACGCTTAGGCCCAGCAATTAAAAGGCCTTTTGGAATATGTGCGGATTAGCTGGCGAGTTACGTTTTGACAATCAACCTGCAGACCTCGCAGCGGTTGAACGAATCACCCATCACCTGGCGCCTCGCGGCCCCGACGCCTGGGGTTTTCACAGTCAAGGGCCGATAGCCCTGGGCCATCGCCGCCTGAAAATCATGGACCTGTCGAACGGTTCGGCGCAGCCGATGATCGATCATCAACTGGGCCTGTCCCTGGCCTTCAACGGCGCGATCTACAACTTCCCCGAACTGCGTATCGAACTGGAAAGCCTCGGCTACGCCTTCTATTCCGGTGGCGACACCGAAGTGCTGCTCAAGGGCTTTCACGCCTGGGGCGAGGCATTGCTGCCCAAACTCAACGGCATGTTTGCCTTCGCCATTTGGGAGCGCGACACCCGACGCCTGTTCATCGCCCGTGACCGGCTCGGGGTGAAACCGCTGTACCTGTCGCGCACCGGCCAGCGCCTGCGCTTTGCCTCGTCCCTGCCGGCGTTGCTCAAGGGCGGCGACATCAACCCGATCCTCGATCCGGTCGCGCTCAATCACTATCTGAACTTCCACGCCGTGGTACCGGCCCCGCGAACCTTGCTAGCGGGCATCGAAAAACTGCCGCCGGCCACCTGGATGCGTGTCGAAGCCAATGGCAGCACCGAGCAGAAAACCTGGTGGACCCTGCCCTACGGCCCACACGCCGATGAGATGAATCTGACGCTCGAAGACTGGACCGACCGGGTGCTCGACAGCACGCGTGACGCCGTGGCGATCCGTCAGCGTGCGGCGGTAGACGTTGGCGTGTTGCTGTCCGGCGGTGTCGATTCGAGCCTGCTGGTCGGTCTGTTGCGTGAAGTCGGCGTGGAAAACCTGTCCACGTTCTCCATCGGTTTCCAGGACGCCGGCGGTGAGCGTGGCGACGAGTTCCAGTATTCAGATCTGATCGCCAAACACTACGGCACTCGCCACCATCAACTGCGTATCGACGAAAAAGAAATCATCGAGCAGTTGCCCGCCGCGTTCCGCGCCATGAGCGAACCGATGGTCAGTCATGACTGCATCGCCTTCTATCTGCTGTCACGGGAAGTGGCCAAGCACTGCAAAGTGGTGCAAAGCGGCCAGGGCGCCGACGAACTGTTCGCCGGCTATCACTGGTACCCGCAGGTGGACGGCGCACGCGACCCGTATGCCGCCTATCGCGAGGCGTTTTTCGATCGCAGCTACGACGAATACGCCGCCACTGTTCAGCCCAAATGGCTGACGGCCAACGACGCTGCAGGCGACTTCGTGAAGGAACATTTCGCACAGCCCGGTGCGGACGCAGCGGTGGACAAAGCCCTGCGCCTGGACAGCACGGTGATGCTGGTGGATGACCCGGTCAAACGCGTCGACAACATGACCATGGCCTGGGGCCTGGAAGCGCGCACACCGTTTCTCGACTATCGCCTAGTGGAGTTGTCGGCCCGGGTGCCGGGTCAATACAAATTGCCGGATGGCGGCAAGCAAGTATTGAAGGAAGCCGCGCGCCGGGTGATTCCGAGCGAGGTGATCGACCGCAAGAAAGGTTACTTCCCGGTACCGGGTCTCAAGCATTTGCAAGGCGACACGCTGAACTGGGTCCGCGAACTGCTGCTCGATCCCAGTCAGGATCGCGGTCTGTTCAAGCCCGCCATGCTCGACCGCCTGCTGACCGATCCGCAGGGGCAGTTGACCCCGCTGCGCGGTTCCAAGCTGTGGCAACTGGCGGCCCTGAACCTGTGGCTCAGCGAACAAGGAATCTGA